CAAACGAAGGAAGATTTTGAAACTTGGTGTTGGAACCCATCTGTAGATTCCGTGAATTTTGACACATCGAAAAATGACGCTGGCGAATATATTGATATGCAAACAAATGGGGCATACCAAGCTTGGACTTACTTGAAGGCTCAACAGCCAGCACAAGAGCCAGTATTCGACCCAAACCTGTTCGATCTTGCCACTTTGATTTTGTCAGATTGCGGCATTTCGGAAAACAATCAACGACTGTATGACCGTGTGCTTGAACGACTTATTAAAGCTACCGATAAACCTCAAGAGCCAGTGACGCAAGATCCTGAGTGGGTAGTAAATGACTTAGGAGAGCTTGGTGTAAAAGTAAATGAACGCTTTTATTTTCTGTACAAAGGAGACAGCCTTGAATACAAAAATGGCAAGCACGATGATGGGTCAGACATGCTTTACCGCATGGTCGGAAAGCGGGAGTTTGGAGAAACCTGTCGTCCCGATAGCTTTTTCAACAATCCTAATGCGCGTGACGAAAAAGGAAGATACGTTATGTCCCTTGTTTTTCATGATGGACTGAGTTTTGGGAAGCCTAATGATGCAAATTGGAAGCCGATAATACCGCCAGTTAAAGAGGTGACGGAATGAAAAAGACTTATGCACTTATTCAGCTTTTGGAAAAAATGAAGCGTGACGCTGATATGCAAGCCTTGATTGAGGTGCAACCATGACAGACACTAGCACAATGACAGACAAAGAACTGTTAGAGCTTTCTGCAAAGGCGTATGGAATCAAGGAATTGACTTGGCGAGAAGGCTCACAGTGCTTTTACTACGACGATGAGGAAACTGGTCGTGAATGTTGGGAACCGCTAGACGATGACGGTCAAGCATTTAGGCTTGCAGTTTCACTGCATATCGACATTCGGCAATTTATGTATTTTAAAGGCTGTATGGACTGCACTATTGATCGAATGGGTAAAGCATTTTCAGAAAAGTTTAATGAAGACCCACGCGCAGCAACCCGCCGCGCCATTGTTCGAGCAGCGGCATACATTGGGAGTTTGGAACCATGACAGACAACAGTAAAGAGGGAGAATAAAGATGACTGAAGTACAAACTCAGAAAACAAGAAATGCACTCAAGAGAATTAAGAGTGCAATTGATAAATTGGACGAAGCATTGGTGGACATAAAAGAAGAATTTCCAGAAGCAATGTATTTCTTTGAGGGAGTTGGAAGCATTATTGTTTTATCTGGTGAGTCTCATGACGAAAATTATGGAACTCCGAGACAAGACAGAACAATTAAACATTTCCACATCAAAGATGCTGTTTCTGGTGGGTGGTAATCATGACTAACACAAGACATCTAGTAAGCCGCAATAAGCGCGAGGGGTGGTACGCTGGAAAGAAATTACACTTCTTTCATTTCTTCGATCAAGAGTACAAGCGTCATAGAAGATCAAATGAATACATAGGGTTATCTGCATTGAGAAAGGATCGATCATGAATGAAATAAAACCAGTGGCATGGGGACGATTTAGTAAATATGCAAAATATTGGCTGCTCACCGATGACATGCCACATGAAGTTAATTCTTATGAAGCCCTCTACCCTGCCGCAGCACTAGAAGCACAAGTGAGTGCAAACGAACAACTGCAAACTCAGAATCTAGTTCTTTCAAAACGACTTGAATATATTGGCAGTGAAATTGAAGGCGCAAATGAAAGAGCGCACGGAGCAGAGGAAACGGTCAAGCGCGTTGTTGCTCATTCGGAAGCACAAGTGAGTGCAAACAAACAACTACAGAACGAAGTGATGAAACTGCAAGCAGAGAATGCGGAGCTGCGCCAAGAAATTGATCGGCTCGAATATGAACTTAAAAAAGCTAGCAAACAGGTAAGCAGTCAAATGAACTTTGGCGAACGCATGATTATCGACGCAGATGGCGAAATTGTTGGCGACGATACAGGGCGAGTCGTTGCAAAGTTTAGCCATCAGCACGAAGCAGAATCATTTTGCGAAGCAGCTAACTTTCATTTATCAGCACAGAAAGGCACAGAATCATGAAACACACAATAGCTGCTATAATGCTTTCTATTATTTCTGTAAGCTCTGTAGCAGCTATTAAAAGTCCAACAGACATTCAAATGCTTCAATACGTCACTTACCGTGAAGCTCGTGGGGAGTCTGTTGAAACGATTAGGGCTGTCTTAGACGTTGTGAACAATAGGGTTGCAAAGAATAATGTAACGATAAGTGAAACGATTTTTCAAGCCGGACAGTTTCCGTATGTGAAGCGTACAGGGATTCGTAAGGTGAAAGATAAGCAGTTCTTGACAAAGTTCTGGAAAGCGTATAACATGAAGCCTGTATTAACAAGTGAAGCTTTGTACTTCAATCACTTTAGGAGCAAACACAGGTGGGCTGATAAGCATAAGCGGGTTGGAAACTTAATATTTTCTAGAGAAAAGGAGAAATAACATGGGAGTAGATTACACACCAATCTTAGGCATTGGTTTAGAGTTTGACAGTAGAAGTGAAGTTGTAGAGTTCTTGGAAGAACAAGGTATTATTTCTGAGGAAGACTCTGAGGAAATTGAAGAAGATGGCATTACTGAGTTTATGTCAAGTCACTCATCTAACCTTGATGTAGACTGCTTAAATTACTATTCAGGAGGCTATTATTGGGTGGGATTCAAAGTGTACCCACGTAAGCTAAAAGGCTTGGTAGACAGTATTGTACAAGCTGAGAATAATTGGAAAGCTCTGTTTCCAAATGTGGAAGCTGGAGTTGTTTATACTGTGCGGGTTAGTTAAGGAGAAATTATGTTAACATATTCAGTGGTAGTTTTAACAGATAGCAAGTTTGACAACGAGGAACTTGTCCTTCAGACATATTCTAACGAAAAAGCTGCTAAAGATCATGAAAAGTTTGTACGAAATACTGGTCTGTATATTAACTACGAACAATGGGACTATGTAACCATTCGTACAACACGAGTTGCGAATGTATTTGAGGACGGTACTGTTGATATTGACCAGTCAGAGCCTGCTCGTATCTCACTTGAAGAATGCTTGAATGACTTAGAACATGATAGAGATGAATAATGAAAGAAATTGACAAAGTAAAAGCCTATTGCGTCATAAATGAGGTGACAATGCATCAAGTGTCTCAGTTTTATAGGCGTAAGGGAGATGCCGATAGATGGATTGCTAAGGCTACTAGATATCATGGAGTGTCTGAGGAGTTTAAAGCTAAGTACAAATATGCGGTGGCAGAGTTTGTGTTTGATAAATATTATGTGGTTGACTAGGAGAGAAAATGATTAAAAGTAATATGGAAGTAAGTTTGATTGACCACATGGGGAGTGATAGTTCTGTGGTACGTGCAGCTCGTGTGAGCTTTGCTGGTGACAATAAAGAGTTTGATGAGTTGAAAGATGCGAAGCTAATTCGATACTTAGCCAAGCATGGGCATATTTCACCATTTCATCATACGTTTATCACAGTAAAAGTGAAGGCTCCTATCTTTGTATGTCGTCAATTAGTTAAACATAAGTTCATGCCTTGGAACGAGGAATCAAGACGCTACATTAACAGTGAACCAGAGTTTTATATTCCAACAGATTATCGCAAACCTGCTGAGAATGTCAAGCAAGGCAGCTCTGATGAACTCGTGACAAATACACGTTTGACAATTGGTTGGCAATTGGATGAAGATAAGAACCCTATTGCAAATTCTTTTGAGTATTTGCCAGAAACACCTGAGAGTGCTATTTATTGGCACTGTGTAAACTCACTACATTTGTATAATGACCTTATTGAGTCTGGAGTATGTAATGAACAGGCTCGTATGGTGTTGCCACAAAATATGGTGGTGAACTACTATTGGTCTGGTACGTTAAGTGCTTTTGCAGACATGCTTCGACTGCGCTTAGATGGACATACTCAGAAGGAGTCGCGTGAGGTTGCTAATATGATTCGAGATTTAGTAGAGCCTTTATTCCCTGTATCATTACCAGCTTTGTTAGGAGAACAAAATGTTTAACATATTCAAATCGAGACAAAAACGTGAAGCAGTAGCTCATCTAGTGACAGTTCTTCTAGTTGCAGTAGTTCTGATTAAAATAGCTTGACACATTCCTCGACATGATCTACTATTGGTCTGTCGGGAATTTTCACATTAAACAAGGAGAGAATATGTACACAGCCAAGCAATTAAGAGGATTCACACACAAATCTTTAGAGCAGATTGTTAAAGAACATCATATAGGATATAATCCTAAAGCTGACTACAAAACAATTGTCAGTAATAGAAAGCTAAGTAACAAAGATGTTGAGTATATTAAATCCGTACTTGCTAATGTAGACTCTCAAGTAGGGTATGATACGTTTCCTGATAAGGGCGGCATTGACATTTGTATGTATTTGTTAGAAGAAGTTATTAAATTGAGAGGATAATATGAAGATTGAATTCTTTAATAAAGAGACAGGGAATAATGTGCAGTGTCAGGGAGATTTCATGGTAGACTCTGATGGTATTGTGTGGGAAGAGGATTACTTTTCTGAATTACCACGAGCTACATATTTGCAAAATGATTTAGTTGGATGGAGGGTTGTTAATGAGTAATTTATACACAATTATTAAAGAGCTGCAGAATGCATCTGGCTCAAATGCTAAAACAGCTATTTTGGAAGCTAATAAGGACAATGAGCTGTTGAAGGTTTACTTGAAGGCATTGTATGACCCTTCTATTAGTTACTATCAAACAAGACTCCCTAAAATTGATAAATCAACACCAATAGGAACACTAGGCTCCGAGTTGATTAACTGGTTTATTGCAGAATTAGGGGGAAGAAAAGTAACTGGATCACTTGCTGTAAAATGTCTGAAAGAAACTTTGGAGAATGTAGATACACAATCACAAGAACTCATCGAACTACTCATCAAACGCTCAATCGGGGCTGGAGTGGGGGACACAATGATTTTGAAAGTGTTTCCTGATTTATATTTCATCCCTCCATATCAACGCTGTAGCTTGATGGATGCTAAAGTGAAAGATCGCTTCAGTAAGCTCAAGACATTCTTCGTACAAGAGAAACTTGATGGCAGCTTTTGCTACCTTGTTAAAGAGGCTGGAAAGGCTCCAGAAGCGATTACACGGGCAGGTAGTAAGTATCCTACTGAGTTTGCTGAAAAGCTCGCTGTAGGGCTTCCTGATGGGTTTGTAGTAGTTGGAGAACTATTAGTGTATGGAGAAGCTGCTACATTAGGTGTTCCTTTAGACCGTAAGACAGGTAATGGTGTGCTTAACAGTGTTCTTAAGGGTTGTGAAGTTGGTGACAATCTTGGTTTTGAGATGACAGCGTGGGATTGTCTGACAGCGGAAGCTTTTAAGTCACATAAGTCAACCAGTAAGTATTATCAACGATTGAATTTACTTGAAAATGTATTGAAAACAGTCCCAAATATACGTGCTGTGCATACAGAAGAAGTTAATTCTTTGGAAGAGGCTTATCAAGTTTATTCAGGATTTACAGCAGAAGGTAAAGAAGGAGCTGTCATCAAAACAACAGACTTCCTCTGGCGTGATGGTACAAGCCGTGATTGCATTAAACTTAAAATTGAGTTTGAAGTGGATTTAGAAGTAATTGGTTGGACGGAAGGTACAGGTAAAGCAAAAGGTATGCTTGGTAGTTTGACGGTAGCTTCTAGTGACAGACTACTTGTATCTGATTTAGGTACAGGTTTTTCTGATATGGATCGTGAGGATTGGTGGGGTAATAGAAATTTGTATATCGGTAAAATCATAACAGTGAAAGCAAATGATATTATTTCTAAGCGAGATAGCAAGATTGCTTCTCTATTTTTACCTGTCTACTTGGATGTTCGTTTTGACAAGACAGAAGCTGACAGTTATGCTCGTTGTGTTTATCAATTACATTGTGCGAAGAACGGAGGTGTAAAGTGACTAGCCTAGAAGACATATTCGTATGGGCAGATGATAGTTGGATGTATCGAGAAGATTACTACGACACTATCTGGAAGAGTGATGACTATCATGTTCTTGAGTTTGGTACTGAGGAGTATGACAGGTTTATTCAAACTGAATTGGATGCTGATTATGAGAAGATTGGAGTGTAAATCATGAACAAACAAAAACTAATTAGCGCACTACAATCACGCACAGCTAAACGTAGAAATGAACTGAAGATATGGTGGAAGAAGTATCACAATTGTGGAGATTTTACAAGTGTAAAACTGATAGTTCTTATTAGAGAGTCTGCTAATGAGCTTGGTTATCAGCAGAAAGTTGACAATCAAATTCTCAGGCAACTCATAGTTGATGAGAGGGAGTTGAAAGAGTTGCGAGAGATTAAATATTTGATGTATTGCGAGTATTGACAGGAGACAGTATGGGCTATTGGAAACAAAACAAAGGAGATGAGATGAGCAGTGAAAAATATGAGCCAAAGGAAAGCTTGAAGGATGTAGAAAGCTACGGTGTTGTTGATATCCCTGAACGTAGTATTCGCAAGGAAACATTGCAACGATTCGGAGTTAAGGTGGCTGTTTCTCCTGAAGATGGTAAAACTCCTATTGCTGTGTATTTTCCTTCCTTTAACCAAAAAGGGAAGATTACAGGGTATAAGAAGCAAGACCTTACTAAAGATAAGAGTGAGAAATACCACTGGAGCACAATCGGGAACGTAAGCATTCAGAACAAGTTATTTGGTCAAGAAGTGGCAGAAAGCATTCAACGTAAACGCACAATGCTCACATACACAGAAGGGGAGTGGGATACAATCTCGTGTTTCCAGAGTATGAAAGACCAAGTGAAGGGTACTAAGTTTGAGGGTATGGAGCCTTCAACTGTGTCTATTCCACTAGGCACTGCTAACGCTGTGGAAGCTACGTTACATAACCAAGACTTCGTATTATCCTATGATGCCTTAAACATATTCTTTGATGATGACTACTGTACTCCTGCAGAACGTGAAAAGAAGATAATGAAGGGGCATGAAGCTCGTGAAGCTGTTGCTAATGCTTTGGTAGGTTCTGGTATTGGGTTGTTCACTACAACCACTGGAGGGGACTTTAAAGACGCTTCAGATATGGTACAAGCTGGCAAGTCTGACGAATTAGCAAAGCTTGTGCAGTTTGGTAAGAGAGCTTTCAGTGCTGAGAAGATTGTTCATGCTGCAGATATTAGCTTTGACGAACTTGTACAAGAGCGTGAAGAAGGTTTGTATATCAACTGTTTTCCTAAGCTTATGGAAAAGATTCATGGATTCCGCAAGCGTGAGCTTGTCCTATTGACTAGCCCAAGTGGAGTTGGTAAAAGTACAGTGACAAGTATCTTTGCTGGAGGCTTCATGGAAGCTGGCGAAAAAGTTGGTATGATTTATCTTGAAGAAACTAACAAAGAAACTCTTCAACGCATGGTGGCAGCGAAGCTTAAAGTGAATTACAATAAGTTCAAAAACAAGCCATTAGGTTGTGGTAAGTCTCGTGAAGAAGTGCAGGCTGCTTATGACAGTATTGTGAACAACGACCAACTCATTATGTTAGGTCACTTCGGTAGTTTACCTATCACAGAGCTTATGAGTAAAGTAAGACACATGCATTTGGTTGAAGGATGCTCTTATATTGTGTTAGATCACTTATCAGTGGTAATTAGTGGTAGTGACATTGCTAATGAGCGTAAAGAGCTAGACATGGTGATGACAGAGCTTGCTGCTTTCTGTGCTGCTAATGATGTCTGTATCATTGCTGTATCCCACATTAAGCGTTTAGATGGGCAAGAGTACAAACCCCCTAAAGGGAAAGAGGATGAACCATTCTGGATTCGTGTTACAAAAGAATCTATGCGTGGTAGTGCAGCATTAGAGCAATTGTCCTTCATCATTATTGGATTGGAGCCACAGATACGTCCTGATAGACAACGTGGGCTTGTACGACTGACTTGTTTGAAGAACCGACCTTGGAGTTATCTTGGAGATTGTGATGAGTTCTCTGTGGATGAAGACACATGGCAAGTTATTTTGAACGAAGTTGATACAACATTCTAAAATATGTTGACAGCCTCTATTTCTTTCATTAGAATAGGGGCTTCTTACAAATAAGGAGAGAACAAATGAACTTACTCAAACATGGCTCACACATTGTAACACTTTCTGAGAACCAATTAAAACAATTAATCATTGGTGAACTTGGCTACACACCATCAAGCATCGAAATAACACCTCAAATTGTCCAGAAGTACGATTATGACAACAATCCAGATGGTGTGGGTTTTGGTGGTTTGAAGATTATAATTAACGGTTAAGGAGACACCATGACAGACTACGAACTAGCACTAACAATAGCAACAAAATTTCACTCTGGACAGAAGTATGGTAACGAGCCTTACACTGTGCATCTATTAGCTGTAGCAGACAGTGTAAGCTGTTACGTTGATGACAGACTTCCAATCATTGCAATCCTTCATGATATTCTTGAAGATACAAATTGCAGTCTAGATGTGTTACATGGATTGTTTGAAGATAATGTTGTCAATGCTATACGAGCCATTACAAAAGTAGCTGGAGAAAGCTATGAAGACTACATTGCTAAAGTGAAGGGAAATGCTCTTGCAAAGATTGTTAAGATGCATGATACTCAATGTAATTTAAATGAAAGCTTGAAACGTCTTGACATGAAACGTGTTTTGAAGTATTCTAAGCAAATGAATTTATTAGCTGAATAAGGAGAACAAAATGCTGCCAATTAATTTACTACAAAGTCAGTTAGCTCATAATAAGAAACGTATTAAGTATTTACAGTATTTAGTACAAGAACACCTGTCTGACATTGAGAGTGTCAACGATCAAATTAAGCCACTTGCCGGAGATATCTATGCAATGCGATATGTTGACAACCTCACATCTCAAAAGATGATGTACATTAAAGAACTTCAGAAAACTCGCAAGCAACTCAAACAGCTTGCTATTTTGCAGAAGAGTATTAAGCAAGAGATTGCTTACAGTCATTTCTATCATGAAGTAATGTTTGGAGGAGAATAAAATGAGTAATTTAATTGATTCACAAAAGATAGTTGCTGACGAAGTTTTAGACATGATGTATTTAATAGACCCTTATTGTATCGTTGCAGGTGGTGCTCCGAGAGATTGGTACTTTGGTAAAGAGGCTGCAGACATTGATTTATTCTTTCATTGCCCACAGGCTTCGACTGTAACAACTATGCTAAAACTACTCAACAAGGCTGGATTTAAAGTAACAACTGTAAAAGATGGGGAAAATATCCCAGAGTGGTATAAAAAGAATCCTTGCTTGAAAGCCGTGTACGAAACTGAAATTGCTGGTGTTAAAGTTCAATTGATACGTATGAGTGAACCAACGTGGGATAGTGTTATTGTCAATTTCCCTTTAAGTATTTGTAAAGCTTGGTACAAGAATGGTAAGATAGTCTTAGAGAAAGACTTTGTACGTTCTGTTAAGTTTGAAGCTATCTATAAAACAAATACGATTTACAATAACGAACATCATTACATTCAGAAAGTGCTTGCTAAGTTTCCTCAATATAAATATTATGAGAGCTTAGAAAGTTTGGCTTCAGAGTTGTTAGATAATTAGGAGAATGTATAATGTACCACGTATTTAAAATTAGTTGTATCTTTTGCTTAGGCTATGCAGCATATTATGCTTTTGTAAATAATATACAAATGGCTACATACTTTGCTGTCATAGGATTTTATAGTGATTGGCTTGCTGAAAAGGAGAAGTGATATGTTTTGGAAAGCATTTGGGTTAGTAGCATTATTGTTTTGTGCCATTAGAGGCTATCAAGGAGACATGCAGCTATCCACATTTAATGCGGTGTTTGCTTGTCTAGGACTTATTATGGCGAAACTAGAAGAGAAGGAGAAGTGATATGGAAACAATTAAAGTTAAATGCTTAGTAAGTATTGGAGACTCAGAACAAGGGTGCCTGAATGTAAGTGGGGAGGATATTGGGCATATCGGAAGAATTACTTTCAGCATCCCTCCAAAGCTACAAGGATTTAATCTGAATGTGAATGATGTACTACCAAGTCCAACACGTCCAGCTCCTCCAATGCCAATGTGTAAGTCTCCTAAGAAGAGTGCAGAGGAAATGTTGAAGAAGGCTTTGGAGTTTGCTAATCAATGTATGGAGGATAGTGACTGTAATAATTATGAAGCTTTTGCAGATGGTAAGTATGTTGCCTATGAAGACATTGCAGCTTATTTAGAAATGTTAATTAAGGAGGCTAGACAAAATGGCTAAATATGTGAAGTGTATTCAAGGTGATTTTGGAGTTCCTTTGACAGAGGGTAACTGCTACAAGGTTATTAATTCTAATAAAGTGGGACATCTGGTGCAGGATGATGAAGGGCACTTGGAGTGGTGGAGTAGAGATAGATTTGGAGAACCTTATGAACTGCCAGAACCTATTACATTCTCTTCTCAAGAAGAGTTTGAGGATGCTGTGATGGCTGTGATTATGGAGCGTCTAGAAGTGTTTTCATATTCTACTGATAAATGGGGTAATGAGTTGCAAGAATTATGTGCCATGAGGGATGACAAATGAACTTACTAGACGCTTATGTAGTAGAAATTCTAGCAGAGCCAGAATACAAATATTGTAAATGGTTTGTGAAAGTGAAATATAATTGCTATGGCACTTACTCAGAAGGAGAAGTTATGCTAAACTCTTATGCTGAAGCAAAAGCTGTGCAAGTTGGTTACAAGTTTTTAACTTAGGAGGTATTTATGAAATTTAAAAGTTTCTTACTAGTTATCGGAATCTTGTTGTTAGCGCTATCCATTCAACTACTTGCAGTAAATGATTATGGTGCAGCTTCGTGGTTCCTGATTGCAGGGTTCTTTGCCATTTGGTCTAGAGATAATTTGGAGGACGTATGAAACTAGAGAAGAGAGATGTTGCAGAATGTCTGGGACTCACTTATGATGGAGAAGAGTCAGACACCTATGGGGATTATTACCATACATTTTATTTTCGTGGTAAAATGATTCAGGATACTACTATTTGTTATAGTGCTGAGGAAGCTTGGGAAGAAGCTGCTAACAAAGTGTTAGAGCCATTTGTAGAATTGTTGAAGAGTAAGCTCACTGCGTAAGCAGTGTATTGTAATTTTATTGGAGGAATGATGAGTAATCAAAAGTGGGTCTGGGACTTGGAAACTTGACAAACCATAAAGTTTATGATATAATTTACCTTTATATGTCGAAGAGGTAAGTTGTGAATAAAGTTTGTAAAACATGTGGTATAGAAAAAGATGTATCTTATTTTTATAAAAACGGCACTTTGAGTAACGGTGCGAACAGGATACATCCTAGTTGCAAATTATGTGTATTAGAATATGGTAGAAAAATGTATGCTAATAATGAAGAATACAAAATTAAAAGAAAAATCAGAGCTAAAAAATGTTCAGAAGACCCCATAAAGAAAGCTGAATCCAAAGAGAGAAGTAGTTCTTTTTATAAAAGTATTTCAGGAAGGGCTAAAACTTTATATAAAGGTGCTTGTAGAAGATCAGAACAATATGAAAATTTTGATATTACGTGTGATTGGATAGAAGATAAGTTGAAAATAGGGTTTTGTGAGATTACCGGATTTTCTTTTGATTTCTCACCACACAATAGGTACAGTAAGAATCCGTATTCACCTAGTATTGATAGAATAGATTCTACTAAAGGTTACACCAAAGATAATGTAAGAATAGTTCTTTGGCAAGTAAACTTAATGAGAGGCGAGATGAACGATGACGAAATTCTATTGATTTGTGAAAAATTTATAGAAGGTGTACGAAACAAACAAAAGTAAGGAGTTTACATGAGTTTAAATAAGTGGATCTGGGATCTCGAAACTTTCCCGAATGCGTTTACATTTAGTATTATTCGTGCAGACGGAAAGTTCAAACAAACATTTGAGGTGAGTAGTCGTAAGAACGATATTGACAGAATCTTTAAATGTTTAGACTATCTTCATGAGCAAGATGACTACATGGTGGGGTTTAATTCGCTCGGTTTTGACTATCCCATCATTCACGAATTATTGAAATTACGAGATAAGAACAAAGTCCCTAAAGGCGGTAACACGATTGCTAAGAAGATGTACGATCTGGCACAGAAACAAATTGAAAGCTTTAAAGGACAGTTTCCAAACACTGTAAAGACTGAAGATCGTTATGTTAAGCAGATTGATTTGTACAAGATTCATCACTTTGATAATAAAGCTAAAGCTACAAGTTTGAAGATGCTTGAATTCAATATGCGTTCAAGTAATATTGAAGACCTTCCATTTCCTGTTGGTAAGATATTGACAAACGATGAAATTGATGTATTGATTCAGTATAACGAACATGACGTGAAGATGACTCTTGATTTCTATAATCACAGTATTCCGCAAGTGGAGTTTCGTGAGAAGCTAACACATAAATATAATCGTGATTTTATCAACCATTCCGATGCTAAGATTGGTGGTGATTATTTTGTGATGGAATTGGAGAAAGCTGGCATTCCGTTGTACACAAAGGATTCTGAAGGTAAACGTAAGGTACGACAGACAAAACGATCTAGTATTAAAGTGAAAGACTGTCTGTTCAGTTACTACGACTTCAAACGTCCAGAGTTCATTGCTATTAAGGAATGGCTTGAGAAGCAAACAATCACAGAAACTAAAGGTGTGTTCTCAGACTTAGATGAACACGATCTTGGAGATGTTGCTAAGTACGCTGAGATGGTTGTTAAGAAGAAGAAGTTCAAGCAAGAACCGACTAGAACAGAGTATGATGCTTTCCTGCGAGAACATCCCAAAGGTTGGGTTGAGAAGGTAGAGCTTGCTGCTACAGAATATTTGTTTAATGATAAAGGCGAACATGTATTTGAAAAGTGTTTCGATGCAAAAGGTAGAGAGAAAACTCGTAAGGTTAGAGTGCCTAAAAAGTCATTTTATGGATGTTGGAGAGAAGCTGATACGTTGAATGTAGTTGTTAATGGGTTTAGATTAGACTTTGGTACAGGCGGATTACATGGTAGTTTGCAGAATAAAGTAGTTAAGGAAACCAAGTTATATAAACTGATTGACGCAGACGTTAGTTCAATGTACCCTAACATTGGTATTAGCAATAACGTACATCCACATCACTTGAGTTCTAAGTTTTGTGAGATTTATCAAGATGTTTACGAACAGCGTAAGAGTTTTGCTAAAAGTACTCCAGAGAATGCAATGTTGAAGTTAGCTCTAAATGCTACATACGGAAATAGTAATAATCAGTACAGTGTGTTCTACGACCCTAAATATACAATGGATATTACTTTGAACGGACAGCTTTCATTGTGTTTACTAATCGAACGTGTCTTGGATATTGAAGGTACTCTTATGGTGGGTGCTAACACAGATGGTATTACAGTTGCTCTGAAACGTGATAAAGAAGATGAATATTATCAAGCTTGTAAAAAATGGGAAGAACAAGTAAAGTTGCAACTTGAGTTTGTCACCTATACTAAAATGTTTATCAGGGATGTAAATAATTATTTAAGCGTTTACGACAACGGAAAGCTAAAGAGTAAAGGGGCTTATGAGTACAAAGATTTAGCATGGAACAAGAATGCTTCTTCTCTAATCATTCCTATGGCTGCAGAAGCTCACATGTTATATGGAGTAGATGTATTAGAGTTTATTAAGAATCATGACAATATTTATGACTTTTTCCTACGAACTAAAGTCCCTCGTTCTAGTCGATTGGTATCAGTATATGAGGATGGCAGAGAAGAATTACAGCAAAACATCTGTCGTTATTACCCTTGTAAAGATGGTGGTAAGCTTGTTAAAATCATGCCTCCGTTAGAAGAGGGTGGTGAAGAACGTAGACTTGGTATTGACACTTCTTGGAAAGTTAAAACTTGTAACAATGTAAACGACTTTGCTGGAGATATTGACTACGATTATTATGTTGCAGAAGTTGAGAAACTTCTTATTAAATAAAACTGCTTGACAACCAACAAAACACTCTACAATATCACTTATTAACAAACAGAAGGAGGAATTATGACAATGGCAACAGTAGTAACACCAACACAAGTAGGAAACATTGACAGCAACGAGAAAGGCTCTGGTGCTCGTTATAACAGTGGGAAGCCTGATTACTCAATGTTGTTGTTGAGTGATTTTGCAGATTATCTTCACTTAGTGACAACTACAGATATGCAGAAGTACACGAATATCGTCAGCACACTCGGAGAATTTCAGAAGACACACTCTCCAGCTTACTTGTTCAATATATTAGAATGCTTGAGCTTGGAGGATATTGAAGAGTCTACCCATGTATTCACTTACGGAGCCAAGAAGTATAAGGCTTGGAATTGGGCTAAGGGATTCAATTGGAGCATCCCTTTAGCTTGTGCTGTACGTCATACAATGGCAATTATTAACGGTGAAGAGGTTGATGCAGAGTCTGGACGTAAGCACATTGCGCACGTAGTATGTAATCTATTTATGTTGATACATTGCACTCAGTATTACAAGGAAGGTAATGATTTGCCTCCAGTTAATCTGTTCGAGGATTATAAATGAAAAAGTTAATATTTGGAAAGGGAGTCTATGTCACAGGAAAATACAAAGCGACTTACAGAGACTCTGATGGTGTTCAACACAATACAAAAGAGTACAATAAATGGTACGACATGTTGAGACGGTGCTACTCAAGGAACAGAGATAAACACGCCTCCTACATGGATTGTGAAGTGTCTGAAAACTTCTTGGACTTTCAGTTCTTTGCGGAGTGGTGTAACCACCAAGTAGGGTTTGATTTAGAAGATTGTCAGTTAGATAAAGACATTCTTGGCTGTGGCAAGCTTTATTCAGAGGACAATTGTTGTTTTGTTCCGAGAAAGATTAACATGTTACTAGCATCCAGTAGAATAGACAAGGAGTTGCCTATCGGTGTATCTATTGATAGACATGGGAATTTTGTTGCACGTTTAAAGGTAAATAACAAGAAAGTCCATATTAGCCAGCACTCTACTGTGGAGAAAGCTGGAAAGGCATACAAAATTGCTAAAGAAAACTACTTAAAAGTTATGGCGAGAGACTTTAAGGATGTACTCAGTGAAAAGGTGTTTCATGTTCTAATTTCTTATGATATTAAGAATTGCAAGGAGTTGTTTGAGGATAGCTATGAGTAATGTGTACGAACCACAGCTAATGTACTTCCTAGCATTCTTTGCAAGCTTCTGTTTTGTTGCACTCAAAGCATTTCAGCAATTATCAGTATCTGGCAAACACTACTTGCTTATTATGCCTGTATCGCTTATGATGGCAGTCATGGAAGTTTGGACTATCACAGTGATTAGTAAGCATGGATGGGGTTGGCTAGTATTTTGGATAGGATTTGGTAGTGGTAGCGGAGCGATGTTAGGTATGTGGATTCATAGTAGGTTTATTACAAAGGAGAAAACATGAACGAAGTGAAAACCATGCCAACAATAGAACAAAAGTACAACTACCTCTTATCACATCTCGCCCTTCAAGACGTAGACTTATTTGAAAAAGATGCTTGCATAGGAATGCCACTTAGGATATACTTTCAATTCAATGAGTATGATGTTGTGGGACAATCTGTAGATGATGTCTTGAATAAAATTGTAAAGGAGAAACATGAAGCCAAAATTCAGTAAGAAAGTAGATCATCGTCCAGAAGATGTCTTAGACGAGATCGTAAGAGCAAGACTGTTCGATGACTACAACCATTTAGATGCTTATGATGAGCCAGAAGAGATGAAAGCTGCTTATGAGATGGTGTTGAAGTATATTACCAAGGCTTCAGATAAAAGATTGAAATTGTTTGACAAGAAGTTTTAAAGTGTGTATAATGACGTTTTCAGTGTAACACATTCATTCTAATGTGCAGGCAGTGTAGTGTCTTTAGGCAAGTGCTCTACACAAATCTAAGCAACAAATTCTATAAAGGAAACTAAACAATGGCAACTAAACAAAAATCTAACTACGGTGTTTTGGAAGGTGTATTCGTCTACGCTAAAGTGGGTCAGCCTGACACCAAATATCAAAGCACAGAGAAGGAATGGTCTATCGAAGTTATTGTAGACGAAGAAACAGCAGATGCTTGGGATGAGCAATTCAAGAAGCAACCTGCTAAGAAGATTAAAGCATCTGACTTTGAGGGTAAATACAAGATTCCTCTGCCAGATCGTTTTGCAGGTATGAAGAGTGTTTATGGTATCAAAGTGAAACGTCAAGCAACTAATGATGGAGTTCCTGTAGAAGAGAATTTCCGACCAAAAGTGTACTTGGATGATGCTGAAGGTAATCGCACAGAGATTGGTCAAAGTCGTTTGATTGCCAACGGGAGTTTTGGTAAAGTATCTTACTACATCTCTACAAATGACTTCGGTACATTTGCTCGGCTACAGAACGTGTTAATGGAGGAGGATAACTTCAAGGAATATGAATCTTCAGGTGGTGGTAAAGCTGGCGACGAGTTTGGCTCTAAGCCAGTGAAGACAGAAGCCCCTCGTAAGGAAGTTCTTGAAGCACGTCCTGAGAAGGTTGCTACTAAGCCAAAAGCTAAAGCAGCTCCTGTAGAGGATGATATTGAGTCTGATACGGCACCATTTTAATGTAGCTTAACAAAGCCCTCTGCTTCCTTGTGAGGTATGAGGGCTTTTAGTTTATAAGGAGAGCAAATGGAAGACATTACAACACTACGAAAATTCACTCTGTGGATGTCGAAACAACCTCAAGCTGCGGAGCTATTGGCAAACTCTCCAATTCTGCGACAAGTTTACAGTGAGATTAAACGTGGTACACTTAACAAGCGACAGAGGTTGAAAATGGTTGCTATGAGGAAGGGGAGAAAATGACAAGCAAAAACAAAGAAACAATTATTAAAGTTGTGGATAGCTTAGAAGCTGAAGTAGAACGTCTTACAAAGCTTTTAGAAGAGGATATTCCTACGCCACTCAAGATGAATGATAAGAAGCTGCAACTGAGCGATTATATTGTTTATCAAAGTTCTTATGATAAAATTACTCTAAGTAGTAGTCAATCATGGTTTCAATACAAACCTTATCATGAAAGTTTTCAGTTACTAAAATCTGTTGCAGAATTAGATAAACGTAAAGAGCATATTTCAAATATCATTTCACAATATGAGACAGATTTAAAAGCTCGTTTTTATGAATCAGATATTGTTTCAAAACATAATAAAGTTATTCATGACAAGATTAGACAAATCATGGATAAGATAGGAGTGACAGAACATTACAAAGTCTATGACTACGAAACAACACGGTCTAAGACAAAGAAATGGATTGGTAAACGAGCTGGATTTATAGAGGATGTTCAACGTGTAGCACCAACATATAATGAATATTCCAACCATGAAGATAAAGTAAGACAACTGAAAGTTTTATTAGAAACAGAGTATGCTAAAGCTAAAGATGTTATTGTGAAAGTAGAACGAGAAGAAGCAAGCAAAAAGAAAGCTGTAGAGGATGTACACAAGCTTGCCTTGCTTCGTGCTAAATATACACCAGATAATGCTATGTCAGGTAAGTGGGATATTCTTCATGCCATCCTAGCTAAAGATAAATATTTAAATCTGGCTCATTATCTTGAAGCAAATCGTAATGATTGGAATGATGGGTATGACTCTGCGGAAAGAGGCTTACAAGGCTTCACAATTGACAATAACGAAGATCAGGAAATCTATGATTGCATCTACAAGATTATGCAATATGAAGATACTGATGGGCGTTATTTCAGAGATTGTGAGTACAACTATGGAGTGTTGTTCGGCAAGGTGGATGCAGCACTTTATAAAGATTATGAGATCGTAAAGGAGATGATGGATGAGTAAAGAAGATGAATTTGAGAGCTTATATCAAGCTTACTGGAAATACGTATACAAATACCACGTAGGGCATGAAGAAGATTTCACTCCAGATACTCCTTGGTACAAAAGAAACGACTTCAAAGAACAGCTTGAGGAAGAGGGAATGACAATCAAAGTGAATGAGGGGTATTGATATGACTAAGACAATATCAATCATTGATGGAGACATTTTGGCATTCAGGTGTTCCGCTGCAAACGAAACTCGAAGTATCAAGGCAACACATAAAACAACAGGACAAGAGATTATATGTCCACACAGGACAAGCTTGAAAGAACAAATAAAAGATTCTTTTAGTATTGAAGAGTTTGATATTGTAGATGTACAAACACCAGAAGATATTTCTCATGCATTTCACGCTATAAACACTACTATTGAAGCTTTAAAGAAATCTTGTAAAGCAGATGAAGTTGAGATATACTTGAGTGGTGTTGATAACTTCCGTGATAAGCTCCCTCTTCCGACAAAGTACAAGAGTGGACGAAGCAGTACCAAACCCTTGCAGTTGAAAGAGTGTAGGGATTATTTGGAACTCAAAAAGAAAGCTGAAGTTGTTAATGGGCGTGAGGTTGATGATAAGCTGGCTCAACGCTGTGCGGAAGGGTTAGCTCAAGGAATTAAGACAATTGCTTGCACAATTGACGGAGACCAAAATGGTGTTGCTGGCTGGATGTATAATTGGACTAAGCAATCTGAGCCGTTTCTTGTAAAAGGTTTTGGAGAGATTAGGCTGGTTAAAGATAACAAAGACTTCGATGGATATGGTAGAGTTTTTTATTATGCTCAGTGGGTTTTGGGAGATGCGATTGATGCATTTAAACCATGTGAAATAGCTGGAAAGAAGTTTGGTGTTGTGTCGATGTACAATCTGTTGAAAGACTGTAAAACAGATAAAGAAGCTGTAGAAGCTGTTTACAAACAATACAAAACTTGGTATCCTAAAGAACCTATTGTGTACACAGATTGGCAAGGAATTGAACAATCTAAGAGCTTGATAGAGATTATGGATTTGTACGCGAGTTGTGCACACATGCTAAGGTCAGAAGATGATGTGTTCAGCACAGAGAAGCTCTTAAACAACTTAGGAATTGATTGGAAACAACAATGAGCTGGAACAACTGCCTACCAGCTTGGATGCTATTTGAAGAGTCTGCTAAACGTCGTGCTATGGGGAGCTGTGCAATGGAAGAGGAATGGAATGCTGGTATTTCTGTGGAGGTTCCTAAGAGCTTGTGGCTTATTGACAAAGCTTGTATGAGTAGTTATGAGAAAGGTGGTTGGAATGAAGAAAGCTAAAAAGCCTGTAAACTTCTTTGTATGGCTCAGAAGCTCTTTACGAAAGATTTCACAACGTCACCCTCCCATATATGCAGCCCTAGCAGCAGCTAAACGACCTTACGTTGGAGACAATCCTAGACAGAAAGTGTGCTACGAGTGTGCTAAATGTAAGGGATTGTTCTCTGCGAAACAAGTTGCTGTAGACCATCGTGAAGAATGTGGTGTGTTGAGTTGTTGGGAAGATGTGCAAGGGTTTATGCAACGGCTGTTCTGCGAGAAAGATGGACTTGACATTCTCTGCCACACATGCCACGATATTAAAACATACATGTTCAAGCATGGTGTGACAGAAGAGGAAGCTACATTAGAGAAGGAATTGATAGCTATCTTCAAGAATGAAAATAAAGATGATATTGTTCAGTTTATCCTTGACTATGATTGGCACGAAGAATATAATGTCAATAACGAAGCAAATAGGAAAGCTGCTGTTCGTTCAATTTTAAAAGGAGTGAGTTAATATGATATTTGTTGATACAACTTTAGGTAAATCTTTTGAGCAGTTTGCTTACACATCTAGAGATAATAACGTAGAGTACGTTAGTGCAGACACAAAGCTAGACTGTGTTGATCTGCTTTACGATAACGGTGCCGAACTAAGTGAGATTTACTACGAAGACATTCCTAAGCTCATCTTAGCATTACAAGCTGCTTATGATTTTAAGATGAAAGGAGAAGCCTAATGTTCGTAAAATGCATAGACAGTGAGCAAGCAGAACCTTATCTCAAAGATGGAATGGTGTATAAGGTGTTAGATGAGCGTGAAGATAGTTATATGGTGGATGCCAATACGAACTATTGGAACAAGGGACGTTTTGAGGTTATTGAGGAGAAAGCAGATGAGTAGTAGAGTTATTTGTAAAGTAACAGGAGGAAAAGACTTCCTCACTTTCAACAAAGCTTACTTTGTATTAGAAGAATCTGTCTATGCTTATTTTATACTCAGTGACTATGATTGCGAAGTCTGGGTTGCTAAAGATTGGTTTGAGGAGTATGTATGAACATTCCAGAGCGTTACACAAAAGAGGATGCTACAGAGGAAGATAAGCAAGTGTATGAGCAATTTAAAATTATTGCAAAGAGGCTTTCCACAGCAACAGAAGGTTTGTATTTAGTGATTCAAAAGATAAAGGAGAATACATGATTAGTAATAAAGAATGGCAAGCATTTGCAATTACAATTAAGAACAACCACCCAACACTATCTACTACTAAAATTGCAGAAATGGTTGGTGTACCTCGGACTACGTTGCGAGATTTCTTCTCACGATATTATTCTGAGATGGCTGTAGATAAAGCCGATGAAATGTTTCCACAGAGTCCGTTAGTGGATTTTTATGTGAAAGATGCTGAAGAGCCAGAACATGACAATTCTCGTATTTTGTTCTTGTCTGACATGCACATCCCATATCATCATCCTAATTTGTTAAACTTCCTGCAGATGCTGAAAGATCGTTATAATCCAACACGAGTAATTTGTTTAGGTGATGAGACGGACAAACATGCTCTATCATTTCACGACAGTGACCCTGATTTGATGAGTGCAGGGGACGAGCTTAGAGCAGCACTTCCAGTGATTGCAGCTCTACATGATATGTTCCCTGTGATGGATATCATCGACTCGAATCATGGCAGTATGATTTGGAGAAAGTCTAAGCATCATGGTATCCCACGTCAATACATTCGTAGCTATAATGAAGTGCTAGGAGTTGGCGCTGGTTGGAAATGGCACAATGACTTAGTGATTGACTTACCAGATGGGCAGAAAGTATATGTTCATCACGGTAAAACTAAAGATGCTTTGAAAGTATCTCAGTCTATGGGGATGAGCTTTGTATGTGGACACTTTCACGAGGACTTTGGGATTAAGTATTGGGCTAATCCTAATGGACTGTATTTTGCAATGAATTCTGGTTGTTTGATTGATGATGAAAGCTATGCGTTTGCGTATAACAATGTTAACTTACATCGACCTATCATTGGAACTAGTTTAATTATTGATGGGGTTCCTGTCTTGGAGGCTATGCCGTTATGAATAGAAGTGAGCTTAAAAATAGTTCAGCAGCGGATATGTTCTACTACGATGAAACAAGTCCTAGTTGCTTAATGCACAAAGTAGATAAAAGGACAGGGGTTGGGTATAGTGTAGTATCTGCTGCGGCACATACACCAGCAGGAGGGTTAAATGTGTATGGATATTATGTTGTCAGATTAAATGGTAAAAAGAAACAAGCTCATAGATTAATTCTTGAAATGTTTGGGCATAATGTGGGTAATAAACAAGTGGATCACATCAACGGTAATAGGTATGATAATAGGATAAGTAACCTCAGAATTGTGTCACAATCTGAGAATATGAGAAATATTATTAAGCAATCTAATAACACAACAGGAATTACAGGAGTATCCCTTTGTCAATATGGCACAGGCAGATGGTATTATGTGGTAACTTGGTTTGATGAAGAAGGCAGGCATAACAAAGCATTTTCAATAAAGAAACTCGGTGTAATGACTGCATTTAGAAACTCGATTATCCTTAGACAAAAGATGATTGCAGAGCTAAATACGAAAGGTTTTGGTTACACAGATAGACACGGAAAGGAGCAATTATGGTCTATATAACAATCCCTTTATTCAGAAACATCCTACTAACACTTTACGAGAATGGAATGGTATCAGTAACTCCACAAGGGAACGTAGGAGTTCTTGCAGACAAGACAGCTCTCTTCGATGACAAAGGATATTCTGTAGGTTGTACACAGTATCATTATGGCGTAGCTTATGCATACAAGAGGGAGCCAGATTTGTTGGAATACTTGAAAAGCCTAGACTTACAGCACCAAACACTGTATGATGCTTGTATCGCTCAAGAGCAATTACATGAGCAAATGCGACAGCACATGGGAAATTTTAACTTTAGTTTTTAGGAGGTGTTATGAAACACATAGTATGTTATTCTGGAGGGCATTCTTCAGCTTTGGTGGCAATAGAAGTTGTTCGTAAGTTTGGTAAAGAGAATGTTATTCTGGTCAACCATGACATTCACCCTAGTGTTGAAGCGGAAGACATCAAACGGTTCAAGAGGGAAGTTGCCTCCCACTTAGGTCTTGACATTACTTATGTGAATCACCCTCAATGGAATCTTAAAGACCAGTTTGATGTTGTTATGGACGCCAAGGCTTTCAAAGTGGGTAGAGGCACAGAACTTTGTACTAATCGTTTAAAGACAGCTCCTTTCCATGCTTGGTTAGATACTTTTGAAGATAAATCATCTGTAGTATTATACTATGGATTTGATGCAGAAGAGAAAGTACGTATTCAGCGTAGAGTTGGCATATTATCTGAGATGGGCTACAAGTCTGATTACCCTCTAGCATTTTGGCAACGAACAATATTGAGTACAAGAGAAGTCGGAATTGAGCCTCCAAACACTTACGGAGATTTCAAACATGCTAATTGTACAGGGTGTTTGAAAGCTGGTAAGCAACACTGGTATATTGTTTACTGCACAAGACCTGATATTTGGGAGAAGGCTAAACTAGCTGAAGATGTGATAGGATACAGTATTCACAAAGATTGGTACTTAGATGAAGTAGAGCAGGACTTTGAGAAGATGAAACAAATGGGATTTAAGACTACAGAGCACGAGAAAGGTGTTACATTCTTTGCCAGAGTTAAACGTGAGTTTAAAGCTATAGAGAATGAAGAAGATGCTAAACCTTGTGAATGTGTGTTTTAATCTGTCCAACAAAACATAACGTCCAACATTGGTGGACAAGGAGGTGTTATGGTGATAAATATTTACGCAAGAGCTGTTGTTGTACTATTACCAAACAACAATGAGATTAGATTTATTGGGTGCTTATATGATGACAACGCAAACAGAATCTGCGAGTTTTACAATGAACATGATGCTGTTAGTTTTTCAAATAAGTTTGGAATAGACATTCGTTGGGAGAAATAATTATGAATATATCAGCGGCTTTCTCAGAAAAACACCCTGTAGATATTAATGAGTACAAAACTTTAGAATATGATTTGATTACAAGTAATTTTGTGGTTGGAGAAAATGAAAGACAGTATCCTCCTATCCAAAAAGTAATGGGAGGAGTAAATAACGGATTTATAAATATCCATAGTGAATTATTTCCAAGTCATTTTATAAGAGGGTCTAAGATATACCAATTTAAAATTGAGGATGAGTATAATACAGATTACTTCTCAGGTGTACTTGTAGATGATAAACAAGGTAGTTGGATAGAGATAATCAGTAGTATTTATGAGGAGAGAAAACAAATGAATAAAACTTTTAGAGTAAGCTGCACAATAGACGTACACTATGAAGACACATCACTTGGAGCTGTTGATACGCTTATGCGATTTGTCGAACAAGAGGGTGATAATTGGTGCGTAGATAATGTGCAAGTGATTAATGTAGAAGAAATTACAGAAAAGGAAGAATAATATGAGCTACAATACAATGGAAGATACAATTCAAGAAGCTTACAAGAATGTGAAGCTATTTAACTCGATAGCTGGAAATTTAGACAGTGTAACTCCAGAGAGCATTGACAATCAGTTGGGTTTTATCTATGAAGAGTTGGTAGAGGGTGTTGACGCAGTAGAACGTGGACTAACTCCGCGAAGTGAATGGACTGCTTACGAGGATGAAAACTTAGATGACTACGACCCAAATGTAGAGGTGTTAGATGCAGCCTGTGACTTGTTCGTAACAGTGTCAGGACTTGTGCAGAAGCTTGAATGCGCTGGCTTCGATGTGGCAGGCGCTTTGAAGAAGGTGAATGAAAATAACTTACAGAAGTTTCCACCAATTGAATACACTGTATCGCATACTCCAGAACAAGGGAGAGTAGTAGCTAAAGTAAAACACGACGTCCAACCACCAAATACCACTAAACATTCTGATGATCGGTTTGGAGTTTGGGTATTCAAAGATATTGAGACTGGAAAGATTCGCAAACCAACCAACTTTGTTCCTGTTAATCTCAAAGGATTTGAAGTGGTAGGATTCTTAGCTGGAGGTGTTTGATGTTTTCACTTAGCGTATCAGACATTCTGAAAGTAGATGAATTTAAAGAGATGAATGAAGTAGAACTAATTCAAATTAAAAACGATGAACGAGTGTTGAATCAAGCAAGAACAGTAGGTCTTGATGTCACAAGTGGCTATCATTATTTTGCAGCGAAGCATAAGAACATTTTGGGTAAGGTCGTAGTTGGATATGTTTTAAGTGGAGACTTGAGAAGTGATAAGTCTTTCCGTGACAGTATAGCTTGTACACCAGAACTTCTTACTCTTTGTCATTTATCTAAAGATGTTAGTTTGCATCAAGAAATGCAAAAATTATCAGGGGGTAGCTTTGCTTATGGCAAGAATGCAGAAGAGGATGCTGACAGTGATAGGGAATATGACAGTTTGTTTGAGCCAGACTATAAGGAAGTCGAAGATCAAATCAATCTACTTAACAAACTTGTGTACGACATCCGAGGAACTTATACAGGAGCTAATGGAGGAGTGAAAAGCTTCTACGAATGGCAGGAGGGTGTGAATGGAAAACAATAATCACAAACAAATATACTATTGCAATTCAGGTGCGAAGGTTGCTAACATCATAAAGACGTTAGTTAGTGTGTTGGAAGAACACCCTGAAGCTACGTTACATGTTACACAAGATGGGTATATTGTTGTATGTGCATGACAGTTTGTGCTTTAACAAACCACAGTTGCAAATTTCAGAGTTGGGTGGTAGAATATCTGTTCGACTCTGAAAATAATTAGAAAGGGAAATATGACAAAATTACGAGAACCTACAAATAGCTTTACAATTAAATATCCTAAGCTTGTAGAGTTTGCAGACTTACAACTGAATGAATTTTACTGGCGTTGGAAAGAAATTCAAGTAGAAAAAGATAAGCACCAATTCTTAACAGAACTCACAGAAGCTGAAAAACATGCTGTCTTAACTGCAGCTAAATTGTTTGTTAAGTATGAGAGCTTTGTTGGTAACGAGTTCTGGATGAATCGAGTGATGAATATGTTTCCACGCCCAGAAGTAGAGCGTTTATCAGCAACATTTGGCATGGTAGAGTTGGCAGTTCATAGTCCGTTCTACCAAGCATTGAATACACAACTCGGTTTGGATACAGATGAGTTTTGGGAGAGTTACATTGAAGACCCTATTCTGAGTTCCCGCATGGATTACTTGAATAGTTTTATTGATTCAGATGATGATAGATTGGCACTAGCTGTATTTAGTATGATGGAGGGTGCAATTTTATTTAGTAGCTTTGCGTTGTTCAAATCATTTAATAGTAACGGACATAATCTACTAGTTAACTTTGGCGCAGGAATTAACCAATCTGCGTTAGACGAAAACCTTCACCATGAAGCAGGAGCTTACTTATTCAATCAGGACTTGAAAGAATCAAAATTAGGTAAGGAAGTCAAAGCAGAATTGTTCTCTAAGATTCAAGAAGCAGCAGTTAGATTATACGAACACGAAGATGCAATCATTGAGAAGTTCCATGAGAAGGGTGTTTTACGAGGTATCACGAAAGAACAGTTTAAAGTGTTTATCAAGTCTCGTTTGAACTACTGCCTAAATAACTTCGGTATTGACCCTATCTTTGATATTGCGGAGATTGAGAACCCTGTTGAAAAATGGTTTGGAGATAAGATCAAAGGGTATGTAGCCAATGATTTCTTTAACACCCTCGGACGAGAGTACAGTTCACGCTTTACAGAGAATAAGTTTGGTTGGAAGATTGAGGAGAAAGTGCAATGAGTAAAAAGAAAGAACTAAATTACGAAGATTATTCAAACATTCGTAAGCAAGGACACATTGACGGAACAATCCCTGAGTGGATGGCTACAGCAGGTGTGCAATTGTTTTACAAGAAGTATTTGTACCAAGCAGCCAATCCTAAAGAACAGTTCAAACGTATTGCAAAAACATTGGCAGCGTATGCACCATTCATGATTAGTCCTGTTGATGACAATAAAGAAGCTTTTCATAACCGCAATGAAGTAAGTCAGTATTGGGAAGAGAAGTTCTTTGATATCATGTGGAAAGGTTACTTTGCTTGCTCTACTCCGCTATTAGCAAATACTGGAACAGATCGTGGACTCCCTGTGAGTTGTTCTGGTGGTATCATGATTGAAGATAGTGTTGATGGCTTTTACACCGCTGCACGAGAAGTAGCATTGCTCACTAAAGCAGGGTTTGGAACTGCTGTAGATGTGAGTAACATTCGTCACCGAGGCAGTCACTTCAAAGGTGGTGGTGTAGCTACAGGTGTTCTTCCTGTAATGAAGTTGATGGACAGTGTAACTACAGACGTATCTCAAGGAAGTTCGAGACGAGGGGCTTGTGCATCTTACATGGATATTCACCATAAAGATTTCCACGAGGTTGCTGACTACCTCTACTACAATCCAGACAAGTTGAATGTTGGTTGGAAGGTCAATGATAAGTTTATTGAGAAGCTTGACCATGGTAATAAGGAAGCTCAGAAGCGATTTGCAAAGTCTATGCATGTGAAGAGTACGGTTGGAAAAGGCTATTACTACTTCCCCGATAAAGCTAACCGACTAAAAGGAGCTGCATACGAGAAGAATAACTTAAATGTTTCTTCCACTCAGCTTTGTACGGAAGTGATGCTACATTCAGACGAAGATCACACCTACATCTGCACTCTCGGTTGGATGAATGCAAGTAAGTACATGTTGTGGAAAGATACAGACGCTGTATTTGTAGCTACCGTATTACTAGATTGTGTGAACTCTTATTTTATTGAAGAAGCGAGTAAGATTAGTGGACTTGAGAAAGCTGTGCGAGGAGCCATTAAAGGTCGTCCAATTGGTTTGGGTTGCGGTGGGTTGTCTACATTGTTCCAACAAGAGATGTTACCTTACGAGTCTGTTGAAGCCTATCAATTGGCAAAAGAACTGTTTACTGCAATTGAAGATGAAACTCTAAAGGCTTCTAAGATGCTTGCAGTACATGAAGGTGAACCAGAGTGGTGTGAAGGTCTTGGTATTCGTAATACCCATTTACGTTGTATAGCTCCTACAAAGAGTACAGCAGCTATTTATGGAGGGATTGGTGAGGGTGTTGCTGCAGACGTAGCTTTCAGTTACACTCAATCTACAGCAGGGGGTGAAGTTGCTCGTGTGTCTCCTGTACTGTTAGCTCTTATTAAGAGTAAGGGATTAGATATTGAGAAGTGTATCTCAGATGTTGAGAAAGCAAAGGGCAGTGTTCAACGTGTAAGTTGGTTGACCGATAAAGAGAAGGCTGTGTTTAAAACTGGATTTGAACTTCCTCAAGAGAGTATTCTTCGCTTAGTGTCAATGATTCAGCGTCGCATAGATCAAGGTATTAGTTTAAATCTGTTTGTTGACAAGAGACACAATGAGGAGTATATTTCTAAGATTCATCAAATGGCTTTTAAAGACCCATACATTAAGAGTTTGTATTACTTGATTGGCAAACGCGAAGGTTTGGATGAAAATGAAACAGTTGAAGTTCCAGAGTCTTGTGAATCGTGTCAATAATTAGAAAGGGAATAAATGTTAAGTACAGAAAAATACAAAGAGGTATTAAAGAACAGTGAGAAAGTCATGAATGTCCGTGGCATGTCCGTTATAGACTTAATAAACATAAACGCTGAAATTCTAACTTGTTATTTGTCTTCGCAATATCACGACAACCCTTTAATTACTACAGATTTAAATGGGTTCAAAGAGTATATAATGGAAACTGTAGTATCAGCTCACAACCACCACTTAGGATTTTTAGCAGATGATATGGAGAAATATAAATGATAACTGTTTATAGTAGAAATAACTGTGCTGCATGTGAAAGTGCTAAAGCCTTATTGAAGTCAAAAGGTATTGAGTTTGTCGTGAAGAACTGTGATGAAGATTTTGAAGCCTTCGATTTCATTGTCGCACAAGGTCATCGCTCGTTCCCTCAAATCTACCAAGGCACTCAATTGTATGTCCAAGGTGGTTTCAAAGGACTGCAAGAAATGTTGAAATAATTCATGAACGTAGTGAATAAATCTTGACAAAAGGAAGGCTCTACGTTCATAATAGAGCCTTCAATCAACTTAGGAGAATAATATGCACTCATGGAAATTTACAGACTCAGAAGGTGTTTTATGTGAAGCTTATTATGATAGTCACACAGATGAGTTTATCGTTTGGGATATAGCTTCAGTTATAAATGGAGTTGTTAATTCTAGTTTTACCTACGACCCTGAAGAAGTTGAAAGTTTGTTGGACAGAGGAATCTGGAAACGCATGAGCTAGGAGAATCTATGAAGAAAATACAGAAAGCAATGTTTGTTGACACAGGTGAAATCTTTGAGTATTATCACTCTGTAATAGACGGACTCCCCACAACAATCATCAAGCGTGGATTTGGCTTCACAAGGTACTACACAGATGATGTTGTAGCTACAGGTGTATCAGAAGGATGGTTAAAGCTTGTAGAGGATGATGAGAATGAACAAGCGTAGCACCGAATACTGGCAGAACCCTGAGAACAAAGAGAAGTGGAAAGAATCTCACAGGCTTGCAAGAGAACGTATTGCAAAGGTGTTTGATTCAGAGTATGATGCTCTTGAAGCTATTATCCTTGAGACGAAGGATACAGCTCACTACCCGTTTAAGTTTCGCTTCAAAGTGTGGAATGAAAGACGTAAGCATAGTAAGAATAACAGGATTGGTAGCGGTAAGTATTTCACCAAGTTTCATGCGGAAGTGAGCCATTGTGGGAAGTATTTTCTAATATCTCCTGAGAGTAGTGACCATGCAAAGATTGTAATGCCAATGTCAGAGTTGAAACGTTTGGAAGTGGTAAAGAGGGTTGTTGTATTCGTCAAGAACTGTTACCGTAAATTTAAAAAGGAGGATGAGTGATGGGATACATTAAAGTGTGGTGTGAGTATGACATGAATGGTCAGTTTGGAGGCAACAGTAATGAGGAAGTGTTTGCTGTGCCAGATTCTATGACTGAAGAGGCAATCGAAGATATTGTACTTAAAGAACTTGATTGGATTTGGAAGGGTGTACAGGAAGAGGATGCAGAAGCTTCAAATATCATTGAAGCAGGTTTAGCAGGTTGGGAATACATCACAATACAAAACTTAGGGGGCAGAGATGAATTTTTTTGAGGTGGTATTTGCAGTATTGGTAGGGGGATTGCTTGTAGTAAGTACAGTTGGTTATTGTCTGTACATTGGATGGAAATGGGTTTGGAAGGATGTTATGAAGGATTTGATTGAAGCCTATGATGTCTATTTGACACGTAGTTATGAAACATTTAAGGAGAAGAAATAATGACCATTACAAAAGACTCAGTAGTAACATTAACAGTAGGAGAAATTCAAGCAGCATTCACAGAATGGGATAGACGTTATCGTGAAGCCCCTGATGAGTTTATGAATGAAGCCTATCGTTTGTTGTTTGAAGATGAGGAAGATTATGGTGCAGATGCTACACCATATTTCTTGTCTGTTATTGAAGATTTGAAGAAATGAATACTTGTCAAACACCATATAAATGTCGTATAATGCAAACAGCTCAGACAATGACATGTGCGTATTACCCTCCTATTTACAATAGCGAAGGAGTCAATATGAATCCTGACAGGAACACCATCATTGTTGAGAGCAAGTGTTTAACGTGTAATAAATTAACTAAGGAGAATAAATAATGACGAAGTATTACAAAGTTGAGGAACAAGAGCTGTTAAGTTTGTTGTCAGACAGTCGTGAACTGACAGCACTACAAGGAGCTGGTGTGGATAATTGGTGTGGCTATGGTGAACGTTGGGAAGGTATGGATGAGTGGGAAGAAACCACAGCAGAAGATTTACCAAGTATGTATGAAGAAGCTAACTAAGGAGAACTAAACAATGAATGAAAAGATTAAACAATATAATCCAGAAATCCAAACTCTGTTACGTCAGAGTGCTTTAAAATCTGACTTAATAAAAGATTTTAAGGCGACAGATGAAGGTTATCTAGACCTCATGGCTGCTGTCAAAGAAGCTCAAGATGCTGCTAAAGCTTACTTAGAGAAGTTTGAGAATGCTGGTGAAGTGATTCAAGAGAAGAAATCCATCGATAAAGAGATTAAGATGGCTATTGAAGCTGCTGCGAAGGGTAGTGAGTACGAAGAGAAGGATAAGTTGAAAGTTTTGACAGCTTACTTTAAAGCACGAGCTTCTGAGAAAGTCGCAGAGAAGATTATTCTTGGTGATGAGTTTGAAGTGTTGAATAATATTATTGAATCTTAGGAGAAACTATGAAGACAGCATTATTCTTGATTGTTTTATGGGTTACAGTGATTGTAGGTTGGTGTATGAACATCTACCAAATCACTCAGATGTATGATGGTGGGCTGACAGCCAAGTTTGCATTTAAAATTGTCGGCGTGTTAGTGTTTCCTCTCGGAGCACTTTTAGGTTTAATTAATTAAGGAGAATCAAAATGACATTTTTAAATATTCTAAAGTTAGTATTACAACTCATCCCAGTCATCATTGAAGCAATGAAGGTATTGGAAGCACAAATTCCAACTTCAGGTCAAGGAGCTACTAAGATGAAGTTGCTGCAAGAGATGTTGTCAGACGTATCTTCTGTTGCCACAGATGTTAGTCAAGAGAACTATGCTACAGCTTTCAACAAAGCAATTACTGTAGCTACATCTATTATGAAAGCTACTGGTTTCTTTAGTGGTAAATAATTAGGCAATAAAAAGAGAAGAGTCCTGTGAAGGATATCTTCTCAATAGTCTCTCAACTAAAACAAATTAGAATCTGCAATGCATTGTGAATCTAACTCCCTCAAACGAATTAGTCAGAATATTCAAAGCAGTTTCTTTATTGATTTCCTCTTGCTCTTGTATAGCCTCTACAAAAGGCTTGTATGAGACAAGAGGTTTTATTTTATATTGACACTTATTTGTTGATGCTGTGGTCGACAATCTCCACAGGAACTGAGATTGTGTCTGCTTCTGCCAGCTCTGGTAGAGCTTCACCTGTTGATTTGGAGCCAACTCCAACTTTGGTAGAAGTTGCGAGTGTGAAATACCAGTTGACAGCACCAATAATAGCAGCAGCAAAAGCTGTAGCGGTATCTTCATCGAGATAGATATCATAATTAAACATCTTTGCTAATTGAGCTACACCGATAAACAAGCCACCAAGAGCTGTGACCTCTATCTGTTTCCGTTTCCATTTTTGAGGGTTGGCTAATGACTTCCCTAGTTGCAACACTTCCCATGCTGCTTTGATTTTCTGTAACATATTATTTCCTTATTTAATTAAGCCTACGTAATACTTACCAGCTTTCATTGTAAGCACTTGATTTCTCACAACACCTTTACTCAATCCGACATGTACCCACACGCCATCTGGGGATTCTGCTGAAATATTTTCGAGTATGAGTTGGTCTACTTTTATTCCTGCTGCTACAATCTTCTCACATACTTGTCTAGGTGTCATTCCAGATACTGTAAAGTCAGCAGCCAAACCTTGAGTATGCATTGACGTTTTAGAGCCTCCTACAGCTTTGTTTAAGGCAGGTGATCTATACCCACTAGAAATCTTTAAAGGCTTGCCACAGCCGCTTCTAATCATTTCTAGAGCTAATGCAAGAGCCTTTAAGTTCTCTAAGACTTCTAGAGTTGGTGTATTATCTATTTTGAGTGTCTTGGCTTTAGAGGATGCAACGAGTTCCTCTAGTGTAAAGTGTGGAGATAACTGCGTCATTTAGCCATCTCCTTTATTAAATCCCGTATCAGTTCATTTGTGCTGTTATTGGAACTCAATACAGTGCGCTCTAAACTCTCCATCTTCGTAGTAAGTCGAGTTTCCATTTGTGTTATCTCCCGCAAGTGACGCTCCTCAAGTTTGTCCCGCATCTTCTCATTATCTTCTCGCATACGATTGTGGTCTTCTTTCCACCTAGTTTCAGCGTCTGACAGTCTTACTTGATCTGCTTTAGATTTAATAAGTTCAGCTTGTGCCTTTGCTTCCTCTCGGAGTAACGCCCACACCACTGTAATGAGAGTTCCTGCTACAGCAAATATTCCAGATAGCGCCCACAACCAAATTTCTACACTAGGCATCGTAATTTCCTCTTCAATTTTTCTATAAGTAATGGTGATGCAACTATGAATGTGAGCATCTGAAGGTGTTCTAAGTACTTAGCAATAATGCTATACAAGATTGTGTTTGTTGCAAATAGAGATGTAATGTGACTCATTAATAGTAAGCAAGTTATACTAAGTATGGGTAAACTAGCATTACATTTTATTTGAGTTGAAAGAACTATTATTGAAAGTTCTGCACATATAACTACTGCGTACCATAAATAATAATTCTCTATCATTCTGACAGGGAAGTAGAATGTAAGAGCTACAAAAAATAGTAGTAACAAAGAATTAGCGTTAGCTTTATTTAAGTACACAGCAGCTATCATTATGCAAGGATATAATACCCATAGATAATTTAAAATAGCTGCTGTCATATTAAGCCTTAAGGATTTGTCGGAGGCTTCTTAGGAGGCGAGCCTCCACCTGTAAACCCTTCGTCTGGGTTAGTTGGCTCAGGGTCTGCTTTTAAGTTTACTAAATTTTTATTCATTTCAAATCTTTCATTAATTAACATCACAATATTAGCTAGTGCATTAGGAGCTACCTGCCAAGGATTTCTCAATCCTAAAGCTCCTGCACAAGCTTCCGAACAGAATTCACCATGAGAGTCACCTCTAATGAATCCAAATACAAAATGTATGTTACCACGTAAGTTATAAGGTCTGCCAATACGTTGCGTGAAGTAGACCAAAGCTCTCTTTTCATCAGCCCAAGGAATTTCAAATATGTCCCATTTTTCTAAGTCATATTCAATCTCTTTGAATCTTACACCGCCATCCATAAACGATGAAGACGCTGATAGTCCATTGGAAAATATTAATTCGCAATGGCTGTACAAACCGTCCTCAATCCGCCTAACACCTTTGTTGTAAATACCATTGATGCCACACTTAGTACCTTTGAAAAATGCTATTTTCATGCGCGGTTAGCCTCTATAAACCAGTTATCCACATCCTCGGAAGAAAACCCTGCACTTGTACAAACGTAATTTAGTAAAGGGTCGTCTCTTCGCACTGTGTTAGAGAACTCAAATTTACTTTGAGCACGTTTCTTTGCTACAGGGTCTTGGATAGAGTCTATTACAGCGAGGACATCATCCAACAAATTATTAGCAATTAAAAAGTCTCTTGCTTGCCACATGGCTACATATTCTGGCACAACCACTAAAATAGGAGGAGTATTGTTAGAAAAAATTCCATCAACGTAGGAGACTCCTATTTCAACATATGAATTTTCACCTTCTAGCAAAACCCACCCTTGAGCTGTAGCAAAATCAGCATCAGCCATTGCTATATTCACCACTGTGTTATTTTCTATAACTGCATATCTCATTAGATGACTCCCCATAAAGCTATATAACCAGAACCACCAGCACCTCCAGCACCTCCTGTAGCACCAGCGTAGTTAGAGCCGCCGCCTCCGCCGCCTCCACCTAGGAAACCAGCCCCACCAGCGTTTGAAGTTCCTGAGAGAACTGATGAGCCACCACCACCACCACCTCTGATCTTTGTAGATGCTGTGTTAGCAGCCGCACCAGTTGAGTTAAAAATACCAAACCCAACACCCCCTGTTCCAGCCACAGTTGAACTGACACCCCCACCTCCACCACCTCCACAGCCACCTACTTGAGTGGTAAATGCTGAAACTCCTCCATCTGATCCAGATGTAGAACCTCCGTCTCCTCCAACCCCGCCACCAGAGACAGTACCAGCAGAACTACTTGCCCCTGAGTCGTATCCTACTAGATTTCCATTTCCAGCAGTTGTCGTGCTTGCACCGCTGGTAGCTCCTCCACCAGCACCTCCCGCACCTGTACTTGCTGCACCTGTGCCTCCACCTCCTCCAAATGCTTGTACAAGAAATTGGTGTGCCGAAGAAGAATCACTAACAATGGCATAAGAACTCCCTCCATTTGACCCATTACCCCCACTTGTTGTACCTCCCGACCCTCCTGCACCTACTTGACAAAAACCAGCAGATAAATTTGACCCTGATAGTGTGTATCTGACGTAAGCACCTCCACCCCCACCACCTCCACCAGTTCTAGCTGTTGTTCCAGAGCCTCCACGTCCCCCACCCCCACCACCTCCACCTCCAACAACTTCTAATTCAATGACAGAATATCCAGAAGGCTTAATAAATGTTGCTGAAGAGGTAATGCGATAGAAGAATGGAACTTCCACTGTTGATATAAAAGCAGTCCCTGTACACTGAACTTTCCTAACTTCATTAGGGTACATAACCGTTGTAGCCACACCGTCTATTGTTTCAGATGCGTTGGGGTCAAGTGTAATAACCCCTGTTCCTGAGTTGCGTAACCACACAAACCAAGAGCTTCCTAGTGTAGCTGCTGCTGTAAATGTCTGTGTAAACGTACCTGACGTGATATCAATGAAGTCACCAACATCTCCTGTTCCAAGAATTGTGTTAGATGTTCTTGTTATGTAAGCACTGCCACTAGAGCCTCCTGATGGAGCTGCAGATGTCCATGTAGTGCCATTGCTAGTCAATACATTCCCAGAGGTACTAGGAGCTACAAACAATGGCGTACTTGTACCATTGCCAAGCATCACATTGTTAGCTGTCAGTGTTGCAAGACCAGTACCACCTTGCGCTACTGTGACTGCTGCTGCTGTAGAAAGTAGAGTACCGCTTGTAGGGAATGTTACAGTAGTTGTACCAGTGAATGTAAACGTACTAGCAAACGCACCAGAGTTAGTATGATTACCTCCTAACGTGATTGTCTTGCCAGAATTATTAACTCCTGTACCACCATATTGTCCCGCAATAACAGAAGCATTCCATGTACCTGTTGTAACGGTTCCAACTGTGACAATAGTAGCAGCTCCTGCAGCAGCAGCGTAAGCACTAGAAGCTGTGTAAGCAGCAGTACCTAATGTACCTCCTGTACCAAAGTTTAGAGTAGACCCATCTGTACCTGCAAATGTTACAGTGTTATTGGCAGTTAGAGTTTTTCCATCTGCAATTGTTAGTGTAGCTCCTGTAGCTGGTTGAGTGAATGCCAGCTTGTTCAATGTTGTTGCACTAGCCACACCGAGTACAGGAGTTATTAATGTAGGACTTGTAGCTAATGCAACATCACCACTGCCTGTAGTGGTAGCTGCTGAAATAGCTGTTCCATTCCCTTGTAGAATACCTGAGATTGTAGTAGACAATGTGATAGCTGGTGTAGTAGTTGCATTAGCTACAGAACCTGCAAATCCATTAGCAGATACTACAGAAGCACTAGTCACTGTCCCCCCTGAACCTCCACCTCCTGTGATTGTGACAGTGACAGCACCACCTGTATTGGACGCTGATACACCAGCGCCTACGAAGTCTAAACTTGTTAATGCGCTGGTGAGTGTTGAGCCTTCGTCCTTTACAGTGATAGCACTACCTCCACCTGTTGCGGGAGAAGATACCCATGTAGTACCATTACTTGTAAGAACATTACCAGATGTACTTGGAGCCACTAACGTAGGGCTACTTGTGCCAGCACCAACTAATACGCTACCAGAAGTTAAAGATGTCAGACCAGTACCACCTTGAGGTACAGTTACGGCTGCTGCTGTTGACAACAATGTACCACTTGTAGGAAATGTAACTCCTGTAGTTCCAGTGAACGTGAACGTAGAAACGAATGCACCGGACAGCACATGATTGCCAGCCATTGTTAGTGTACTAGCGCCATTATTCACACCTGTACCACCATTAGCACTAGCTACTACACCTGTAACATTACCTGCTGTTGTGGCAGTTGAAGCATTACCTGTAAGCGCACCTACAAATGTTGTTGATGTGACAGAGGACAATCCTGTGAATGTCGTAACTGTAGCACCTAGTGCTATGCTTGTACTACCAATTGTCACAGAGTTGTTTGTCAAAGCTGTGTTAGGGATACTTGTGAGAGAAGCCCCGCTACCAGCAAATTCTGTTGCTGTCAACACACCTGTACTTGGAACGAATGATAGTTTTGTGCTAGATGTCTTAACTGCGTTATTACCACTTGTAGCACTAGACCATAATGGATAAACAGACGTTGCTGTAGCTACATCATTTGTAGTTGTAGCTGTTGTGGAGATTGCTGCTGTGCCTGTCGTGTTTTGATTAAGTGTTGGAAAGTCACCAGCTACAGCAATTGTCAATCCACCTGTAGTTGTGGTAGACTTCAAAATACCTGTTGCAAGAGCTGCTGTGCCTGCGCTATAATCTGTTCCTGCTGTAGCTGCACTAAGAGCTGTACCATTGCCCTTTACCATACCATTCACTGTTGTTGTGAGGGTGATGGCAGGAGTTGTTGTAGGATTAGCCACTGTACCTGCTAAACCATTTGCAGAGACAACTGAAGCTGAAGTAACTGTGCCACTACTACCACCTCCAGCATTGACTGCATCTACCATTAAGTTAAAATGATCTACGTAGTCTACATCATTTGGAGTAAAATAAGCTATAGTCATTAGGCTTCCTCTATTTCTATTGTTGTGTTGTATAAATTCCAGTTAGGGAGCGTGATGCCAGCTTGTTGAGATAACTTACCATACACTTGAAAGTGCTGCTCTTTTGTACTATCACCGTCGTCTGGAAATAGACTCAAGAAGATTGGTCTTGACATTCCATTGCCACGAAGAACATTCATCATTGCATTCCTGTCTGAAGCATCCATGACAGGGAGAGTGATTTGTAACTTCTTATTAAGAGTCCCAATGTCTGTCACTAGATCACTAGCATCATTTCTGGTATGTGTCGAAGTTTCTATAGGAACCCATTGTGGGGATAATTCCGCATCATTGTTAGGTTCCCAATAGGAGCCAACAACCAACCTAGAAGCTTCAATATACCCACTTGGATTGCCAGTGTCAGTGATTATGAGTTCTATCTTCTTAACAGTGTGTGTTGGTGTAAACAGTCTTCCATAAGACGCACCACCATAGCTATAAGCATTTACACCGAGAGGAACACTACCCCAATCCCACACACCTAATGGGACAGGAGCACAAGCTGCAATGGCTGTACTATCATATACAGGGGATGCATCTGCTGCATTTGTGTAATACTTGACCCTGAATGTAACTCCAGAGGTGTAGTTAGCAAATGGAGTGACAATTGTATTGACAATTTCTGCTGTAGTGAATACAATTGTAATTGTTGCAGATGTTCCAGTTGCTCTCCATGTATCAGCTTTACTGTCAGTCAACAAGTTACTTGCAACTAAAGTTCCTGCTGTGCTAGAGGCTGTTACTGTACCTCTGTTAGCAGCATTATTATATACTACACGTAACTTATTGCTCATAATACTCCTTTTATTTTCGTATGATTATATCATGTTTATAGGGAAATGTCAATGGATATCAGCCCATTGCAATCCAGCTAATGCCTGCACTTGCAACACCAGCCCCTGTAGCTCTATCTTGTGCTTGGAACGTAATAGACGTTGTTGACTTAGCTGTAACAACAACATAGACACCACTTGTAGATGTAGCAACAGGTGCATAGCTTGTGTCAGGAAAACTAACAGTGACAGTAAGATTACCAGAGCCATCTGCAGCACTAGCACCACTGAACATCTTCTTACCCCATGTCGGTGTAGCTCCACTTCCACCACTTGTTAATACTTGTCCTGAAGTCCCTACGCTGCCGCTTAATTCTATTGGAGTAGATGCGCCAATGCCAAACTTACTGCCAGAGAACAACCCACAATAACCTGTCCCTGTCATTGTTGCACGAATAGCCGCACCACTTCCTGTTGTATTAGATGCAATATCTAACGAACTTTCAGAGGTGGCTGCGGAGTCGGAAACGCGCATAGCTGGAAATGCGTTATTGGTTCCTTTATAAATGCCGAGTATTGGACTACCTGCGCCACTTACAAGTTGAACATAATTGGAGGCAGTTAAAACAAATTTAGCTCCACCAGAAGCGTCAATATCCCCAGAAATAGACAAACCTGTACCAGTCCACTTTATGTTGTTAGTAGAACTACCAAGGGAGAACTTGTAAGCTCCACTGTCATACCCAAGCCAAAAACCTGTACCCGTATTGTAAGCTGTCTGACCACCTTTAATATGCCCTGCTGTATCTACTGTAAGTGTCCCTGTGTTTACTGTGAGAGCTGACAAATTACCAACTTTCAAATTACTTTGGTAAGGTTCTACCCAAACTGTTTGATTTAATACTGTATCAAACAATCCGGTTGTCTGGAATAGCATTTCATTTGTAGCTAAAGTAAATGGTGTTGTTTGCCAAGCACCAATCTGAGTACCCCAATACCCTGCTGTCGGAAGTGTATCTCCTACTACTGTTTGACTGCTTGGACTTGCAGAAGGAACAAATCCTATACTGAATTTGCCATAAGCAATACGAGCTTGAGCACCTGTAACTCCTGTATTGCCTGTAGCCCCTGTATTACTTTTAGACAAAGAGAATATCTTATCCACTGTAAACACAGTACCAAAAGCATTTGTGTATGTAGCTCTGTATGTAACATTAGCATTAGTCACACTACTCATGCCACTTGTGACATTATACTGTCCTGCACTAGCCCCACTCCCAACAATACTTGTTGTCAAGCTGTCAGGGTTAGATTGTACAGAGAACGTACACGATGTTGTGACGTTAGCACTGCCATAGTAGACAATGAAACTGCCTGTGGCACTGGAATAACTTGACACAACCCCCGCAGAACTCGCAGGAACTGTTACGCTATCATTTGTCAGAATACCAGACAAACTGTCAACACCTTCTCTCACTTTAATTACAGTAATTGTGTCTGCGTATGTATTTGTATTATCAGCAACACGAATTGTGGCAGTGTCTGTAGTAAGGTTGGCATATGTCAGAGTAGCATTATTACCTGAGACTGAAGTAAGAGTCGCTGTACCACTTGTGACAGTGTAGTTTGCTCCTGCAACATTATTAGGTTTAGCTGTAAACATAATACTACTCGGTGTTACAACATTACTCTTACTGATCTGAAACACTTGACTACTAACAGTCATTGACATTAACAATGCATCTGTGCCATTCGTTCCATTAGTACCATTTGTTCCGGCATTAGATTTAGCAACTGTGAAAGTTTTATCTATTGTGTATGCATTACCTAAAGGGCTTGTATATGTTGCTCTGTAAGTAACTGTGACAACAGGAGTACCATTCGGAATACCTGCCGTAATAGCATACACACCTGTAGATGCTCCAATAGATGTTGTGACAGAACTGGAGTTTGTTTGTACAGAGAATGTACATGACGTTGTAACATCTGCAGCTCCGTAGTAAACTTTAAATGTTCCACCAGCTCCTACATAACTTGATACAACACCAGTGTCAGAGGCAGGAAGAGTGTGTGCTTCATTTGTGAGATAACCTACAACAGCATCTACACCTTCTCTTACCTTAACAACTGTGATACTATCAGACAAACCACTCGCACTGTCCAATGCTCTAACTGTCACTGTGTCAGAGGTCATGTTTGCAAACGTAATAGTTGCACTATCGCCTGAGACACTTGTGAGAGTTCCTGTCCCACTTGTGATAGACCAAGTAGGATTGATTGGGAGATTCTCGCGTTGTGCTGTGAATGTCACACTTGCAGGACTATTAACGCCTGCTTTGCTGATTTGGAATAGCTGAGATGAAGCTGTAACAACAATACTCTTAGTCGTTGGAACAGCAGTTACACCAGCGTAAATAGCAGCTTTGGCTGTAGACACATCAGTAAACTTACTTCTGAATGTAACGCCACCATTACTACCAGAGGATAGTACAGTGATGTTTGTCAAGTTGTTCCACGCAACAGGAGTTGTTAGAGTCCCAAGGTAAGTTGTAAGTGCTGAGATAGCTGTGTCGTAAGTTGTCTTTTGTGCTGTCAAGCCCCACTTAGTAGCTTCAGCTCCTACAGAAGTTTGTTCTGACAGGATGTTGGCATACGCTGTAATCCAACTTGGTTTTTCTTCAATTGACAAAATGTTGTCAGAGATGAGCCGTGTTGCAGCTTGAAGAAGTACATCTCTCGCATTTACAATTGTTGCCATTAAATCATAACCTTTACATTAACCCTTACTTCATTCCCCCACTGAGGCTCTAATCCTACAACAACACCTAACACACCAGCACTCAAACCAAATCGACTATGCTTCAATGTAACAGCTTGTCCTAAGACGAGTTCTAAGCTCTTTGCAAAGCCTGTAAACTCATACACTGTTCTTTGCACCTTGACGACATTTAAAAGCCTTGTAGCCTCTGCTGTAGCGTCTGAAGCTACCTGTAACAATGTGTCCTTCTGTGTTGGTTCTGTTTGAAGCTTGTACTTCGTATTCACTGTGCTATCACTAGCTTTAGCTGTCAACCATTCTCTGCTGTATAATGCTTTATGATCGTCTGGAATGATAGTTGCTAAGTTATCTTGTATTGTGTAGTTCTTGCAATAACCAATCTGCACAGCAGACTGAACAGGCTCTCTACTTGCAATCTTTAAACTTCTCTCAACCATATCAGAAGCTGTGATAAGCTTAGGAGTTCCACTTGGAGGAAAATCAATTCTCAGCAAGCGTAACAATCCTGTGCGAGACATTGTAATCTGCGCACCAACACTGTTAGCCAATTGCTGACACACTTCCAGCACATTAGCTTTGCTGTCTAGATAGATTCCCACAGGAGCTGTGTTAGCTGCTGCAAATGCTGCAAAATTTGCTGTGTCAATATCAGCATCTAAGAGACGCTTATCAACCTGTCCCCAATTCTTTACTAGATTCTTAATTATTTCCGTAATCTGATTTGAGTAGGTAGAAGGCTTACTGCCTTGCACAGAAGCCGTAATATTACCAAACGGACTTGCTGTGAGGCGTCCTACACCTGTGCCAAGAGTAGGAGTAGCTGAGATAGGCACTCCTTCATCTCTGAACTCAATAAATCCTTCGATAGCCCCATTGTGAACTTTGTAGTCGTGTAATGTAGCATCAATCAGGAGTGGTGTGACATTATGCACTTCGCCAAACACTAAAGGAAGAAGCTTGTCTTTATTGACTGTACTTCCACCAAGTTTAGTATCCGTCACAGGAGTGTTCAGACGTTGTAAGCTATCACGGATAAAGAGAGTGAGTTCATTTCTACTCTGACTCCCTATCCCTGATATCATGCCTTTTACGATCAGTCTGAAATCGCTTCTAGCCCACTTCATATCACCGAAGTAGATTGAAATACCTCTGCTATCCCACACATCGTTAAGCCAACTATCCAGCTCTCCATTAGCATTGGTGATTGTGACATCACCTACAGAAATAGTTGGCTCTGAGCTGAGAGATAAACTCTCAGAGAGCTTAACACCCCCTGTAATAATACTCCGATAAGAAGTGTTAGCAGGACTGTCAGTTGGACTAGTGACGTAGCCCCTGTTAGACATATATCTGACAGTTTCTACGCCACTGACGTTAGCTGTTGCTTCAACCAGAATACACCTCATCGCTGAGGGTGTTGATAGCCATGTTGTATATTCTGCGTCTGAAATCATTCCATTGTCACCTTATTCCAATTTGGGTTATTTTTATCTAAGCCTTCCTGAGTACCTTCGACAATTGTCGCAGCATTAGACTTGCTGGTTTCAATCAAAGTATTCATTAGAGCCACTGTTTGTACTTGTGCATCTTCACGCATTGCTGCAATCTCTTTTCTCAAATCTTCTACTTGTAACTTGTACTCGTTAGAAGCTGCAGTCGATGCTGCAGGAGGTGGAGCCATTGAAGCTGCTTTAGCATTAACTTTCTCTACGCTGTCTTGGAAAGCTTTGAGAACATAATCTCTACCATACAATTCAAACTCACGAGTCCAATATGCAAGTCCTTGTGCATCAACTTGAGTGCCAGTTTTGTTAGCAAACTTACTGTACATTGCTTTGACAAAATCTTCGCCAGATGAACGTCCAAATGTGCCTGCAAGAGCTGCTGCTAATTCAGCAGGAAGTCCTGCCACATCTACAGCAATACCGTCAAAGATGCCCATACGAGTGTAGAGATTGTTAAGAACCGTCAGTTGACTACTCATTGTAACTACTGTAGACTTGTAGTAGCTATCCGCAACAGACTCAATTGTGTTGAGTTCTGTGACAAGCTTCATCAACTCGTTTCGTTGAGCTTCACTAACAACTAATAGCTTCTCTTCAGCAGAACGAGTGTCAATGTTCATTGCATCTAGAGACGATGTGATGTTGTTGAAGATTGCTTGGTAGCCATCACTTGAAGCGTATGCTGTCTTGGCAAGTTCTAAGTATGTGTTAGCACTTCCTGTCAACGCACCTTGAGCTATTGTATCACCTGCCTGAGCTTTTGTCAATGTTGTTTCATATTGTCTACGAGCTTCTGCAAGCTTTTGAGTCATTGTCAAAGGAGACAAGCTGCCAAGTTTCAAGCCATCTACATACGTTCTCAATTGCTTTGTGAAGTCAATCATTTTGGTGATAGACTCACGTTCAATTTGATACTTAGAAATAATATTATCTTTTAATTCTGCAGCTAAACTTAACTTCTGTTCAACTGTAATATCACTAGACATCATCTTCCAAAGCTTCTCAGCACGTCTCGTAGCTTCCATCTTAATGTTATCATTACCTCCTAACACATTACCAATCTGAGCACGAATATCACTAGCTTGCTTGCTGACACTTAACCACTTCTGTGCAACTTCTGCTGATTTAGTTAAAGCTTCTTTCAGACTTGGCAGTACGTCATCCTCAAGGCTAGGACGATTAGCAGCTTCACCAACATAATTCATTGTAGAGTCAGCAGCTTTTTCAGCCCACTGTACAACTTCTGCGAAGGCTCCAGAAACTTTCATCAGATTAGCTACAAGTTCTAGATTTCCAGCAGCTTGAGCTTGATCTACTAACAGTTTAAATCCTTCACGAGTTGCAGGCATTTCTTTACCTAAACTCTTCATGATTTTAGCAACAGCTTCTGTCTTAATCTTAACTTGTTCTTCTTCTCTGTAGAAGTTTTCAAAGTAACTTGATGTGACACTCTGTAAGTTTTCTAAGCTACCGAATAACTCAGTGAATGCCATTGAAGCTTTGATACCAGCGTCAGACATTTCAAACAACTTGAAGTTGAACTTGCCAAGAATAGCATTAGCTGTTGCAAAAGAGTTGGCTATGCGTATTACCTTTTCTGCGTATCCCTCGCCAACTAGACTCTGTAAACTATCTAAGCTCTTGAAAGCTGTAGCTGCCATTTGATCTAAAGTTTTAGAGATGACATTGTTGATCGCCTGAGTTGCTTCTTCTCCAGATAGTCCTTTCAAAGATAGGTTAGTTACTTCAACAACCATGTTTTTGAGAGCGTCTGTAACAAATGTGGAAGACCCGTACAAGGCTTTACCCGCCTCTTCTAGAGTTTTCTGCATGTTTGTGAACACTAAAGCTAACTGGTCTGTTACTGCTTTATCTAGACTTTGCTTCTTAATCTCGTTATTTGTTTCTTTACTCAATCCAAAGTATTTACTTGTGGTAGTGTCTACAGATGCGTATTGATTAAATCCTTGTCCTTGTTTCATGCCAGATAAACTACCACCAAATTGCAAACCAGAATCAATTATCTTCTTCTCTGTACCGCCCCATAATTTCTGTATTGCTTTCCCCAGAGGGTCAATTGCTGAGGCAAACAACCCACCTGTAAGACTGTTAGCAAAACTAAACATACCGCTGCCGAATGTACTCGCTGTTTTGCTCTCTTTGATACCCATATTACTGCCTTCTGCAATACCGCCAGATCGAATTACAAGATTAGCTAAACCTGTCATATTAGATTCAATACTCTGTAAACTCTTCAACATTCCTTGGTTAACAGGATAGAGCCTATCAGTAGATTTCTTCAGTAATTCAATTGTCTTAGAAATGCTTTCAGATTTCGCTTCAGCATCACCAAACACTGTTCCACTTCCTTGTGTCTTTTGAACGTCTGCAGCTTTCATGCCACCTGAACCAGAACTGCCAAACATACCTGTAGCATAACCAAGACCAGCCATAATTGCTGCCATAGCTGCCATACGGGGGATTGCTGTATAGACATCTCCACCTGCTTGATTCATCACACCCTTTGTAGCAAGCATTGTCATTTCCATGAGGTTACGAGCCATTTGAGCTGCGTGGTACACTTTAGAAACAGCATCCATTGCTTGATAACCCTTAGTACCTTCTTTGAAGAAATCTCTTGCAGCAGTTGCCATTGAAGCATAAGCAGCTATTTGATACTCATCAGATTTTCTGGCAATCTCTGCTTTATTCTTTTGGTACTCTAATTCCCCTTCGGCAGTTTTTCGGTTAGTCCTCTCATTATCTTTCGTTCTATCCGCAATATAGGATTGTGCTGCCTTGTATTTATCCATCACTTTTATTAAGTCAACAAATCCTTTCAATGCTCCTTTCAATGCTTTTGAAGTGGCACTTTCAAACTTGTCAACTTTTGAAGTGTCCCACATATCTGCTAGTGCTTTTTTGGCATCAGTATCTAACTTCGACACGTCTTTTAACCCCGCGAGTTCTCCAGTTTTCTCTTTTATTTTATCTCTTGTTTTTATCTCTTCTTCAAGAGCTTTGACAAGAGCTTCTTGCCCAACAATACCTTTAGCAACTGTCAATTGATCGTTCAAACGAGCCATCTCAGATTCTTGGATACTTCCCTTAACTTTACCAAAAGCAGCTATTTGATCTTCGACAGATTTTAACTCTTCTTGTGCAGACTTTGCTGACTTCTCTGCTGAATCAATTACTTTAAGTTTACCTGCCAGCTCATCTTGTAGGAATTTCGCTTCTAACGCTGCGTTAGCTTTCTTCATAGCAGCATCGAGTTCAGCTTGCGCCCTGACTTTTCCAACTGCAGAAGATACTTTATCAAAGTTTGAAATAACATCCATCAACTTCTTTTCTTCTGGGAGCATCTTTTCCCAAGCATCTCCAAAAGTTTTCATGTTAGCCATCTCTTGATTTATGATAGCAGTGGACTTAATAATTTCATCTAATCGCTTATTGTAGTCTTCAAGATTTTTATTAGCTTCTTTTTCTGCTTTAGGTGACTTGATTTTATCGAGAGCCTCTTGGTAATCTCTTTCTATTTTAATCATCCTATCGAAAGCCGCTTGCTTGCTCAACCCATTCTTTACTAGAACATCCAGCTCTGCAATTGCAGCAGCTTTCACAGCTTCAGCTCTTTGTTTCCCTGTCTTCGCTTCCAAAGCATATTGCTCTGCAAGTTTGTTCATAGATTCTTTGTTAGCAGCTTCTTTTATTTGAGCGCCGAGCCTAGTTTGTTCAGCAACTTCCGCATTCTTTACTTTCTCTTGTTCTACTGCCCTCTTTGCATCTTCACGAGCTTTGACCAAATCTTTCGGTAGGTAGTATTCACCTTTACCAACTTCTAAACTAATTCCCCCTTTTTGACTCTTTTTCCAAGTTAGAATATCCTTCTCCACCTTAGCTGCTGTATTTAAAGCCTCTGTGTAAGCACTTGTAGCTCCTGTCGCTTTCTTTGCGGATTCAATTTCTTTGGTGTAAAGAGGTGGGAGACTTGCTTTGTTTCTAGCAACGTCAACCTGCTCCATCATTGCTAAAGTTTCCAGCTTCATCGACTTAATAAGTTCGTCATTGCTTTTAACTTTGTCAGAAGCCTCTTTAACACTCTCCCAAGCTTGCTTCTTTTTACCAAGAAGGGTGATGCTTCCAGCTAAGATAGCTCCTAATGCTGTGATGGCTAATCCAACAGGAGTAATACCAATAACCAGTAATGCTGCACGTACAGCAGCCAAACCGCCAGACAAAGCCATAGCAGCCGTTCCTGCAGCGTACATTGCAGAGACAACAGCCCAAGCTTTAAATGCTGCTCCTACAGCAAGAATACCAGCTAAAGTCTTTAATAAAATCTCACCATTATCTACCATGAACACAAAAGCACCAGCAATTGCTTTAGCCACGCTAGGTAGCATGTCCTCAATAGTTTTCAGAGACTTAGCTAATCTCTCATTGAACTTAGTATCTTGTCCCATCTCACCTATAGCTCTTTGCCAAGCATTCTTGATGCGAGTCATAGCGCCATCAACAGTGAGTGGGAGTTGCTTAAACTCTTCTTCCCATTTTGGAGCTGCACGTTTAAGTGCCTCTGCCATAATCTCGACAGAAATAATGCCCTTAGCTGCAAGTTCCTTCAATCCATACTTAGCTAAATCCGCACCTTTGCCAACGCGTTTCAACTCAACCTCAATAGCTCTCAATACGCTTGGAGCTGCTTCTGCTACAGAGTTAAATTCACCACCGTTCAAACGTCCAGCATTGAACGATTGAGACAATTGTAACATAGCACTAGAGGCTTCTTGTCCTGTAGCACCACCTAACTTTAATGCCATACTAAAGGCTTCTACAACTTTCTTAGTATCTCCAACAGTCTGCCCCATTCGTTGCAAAGGAACTGACATACGTGTAAAGAGTTTGGCAGTGTCTTCTAATGGAACTCTGAGGTTTTGTGACATATTAAACAAGTCGTTCTGCACACTCTTAGCAAGCTCCATGCTACCTACAGCAAGTTTTAACTTAGCTTGTAACAAACCCCACGCATCTGCTTGTTTGATAATATTAGCAAAGAAATTAACACCTACATAAGCTAAAGCTGCTGTAGCCATTGAGCGCAATGTGTTGACATATACATTGCCACGTCTTGTAACTTCATCCAAACCTTTAGCATGCTTGTCAAAAGCTTCGTTCATTTTCAGTGCTTGCATGTGTTGCTTAACCATGCCTCGTTCGTGTGCTTCTGCAGCCTTAGCAGCTCTCTCAGAAGCTACTGCTTGACGCTCTAACTCTGCAGCTAACTTATTATCAGCCATGAGTTTTTGCTTAACAGCCGTTGCTGTCATAGCATCGTTCATCTTATTGGCAGCATTGTGTGCTCTAATTAAAGCAAGCTCTTGAGCTGACACACCTCTTGCTGTCGCCTCAGAACTCTTAGAGACTTTACTGTTAGACTCAGAAAGCTTCTGTTGAGCAATGACAAAAGCCTTCGTCTCCTTATCTACAGAAGACGCAGCTTTAGCTAAATTATTAAGGTCATCAGTTGCATCCTTGATACCTTTAGATTGAACTATAATTGATAGTTGGCTCGGTGTCATTGCCATAAGGCTTCCTTATTCTTTATTTGTATTTTTCGTTTGCATTTTGTTTCATTTGTTTCCATGCACTTGCCACAGCTTTACGCTTCACTTCAGTAATATCCCCACCAACTGCAACAGGAGGTTGTTTTAAAGGGTCTGTGCCAGCGTGTACTTCACCTACATAAGCTACACTCATCTCATGTATCATGTTTGCTTCCCAAGGGGTCAATCGCTTATCAGCGATTTCATTCCATGACTGAATCTCTTGCCACGTTAAAGGAGTAGCCCCATTCATACCCTGCCCACAAAGCCCACTCTCATAAAACAAAAGGACTAGAAACTCGGCTGTGCATGTAGGCAAACTGAGTTCTAGTCCTTGATCTTGTTCTAATAATTTTGCAGCCCTACTCTTTGTTTCCTTTTCAGGTGTGCTGTGATACCATCCTAATTGTCTTGCAAAAAGTAGAAGCTCGTCAGACAGGGTTAAAAGAAATTTGCGTTATCTTCCAAAGCTGTTTCAGCAAATTCTAACAACCAGTGATGAGATGGGTCTGTGTACAATGCCTCTAAAGCTTCTGTGTTATCGTACTTACCACCGTTCTCATCTTCGTAGTGCTCGATCTTATCTGTCATAGCTGCAATGAACTTAACACGATCTGCTAACAATTGCTTGCCAGTGGTCTTAGATTTGACTTTAGCTTGCTGTTTTGCAATGAAGCTATCTGTCTGAGCTTCCGTGTAGTCACGATATTGTTTAGAAGCCTTACCGTAGATATGAAGGGTAACTTTATTACCTTTTTCATCAATCATTTCACCAATGACAGGATGTAATACAACGATAGGCACGGCAGAAGTTTTTGCTTTGAAGTTTGAAGATTTGAAAGCCATTTTATTTCCTTTATAGTTTGAGAGAATTTAATTTATATTATTAAGAGGGGAATCTGTGTCCCCCTTCTTGTTGCTATTTATTAAGCGTCGATAACTTTAGAAGTGATAGCCATGTTGACACTAGCCATAACTACGTTATCAATTGTGCCAATCTTCTTAACGAAAGATGTGAACAATGCTTTGAAGTAACTGATAGAACCATCAGACTCTTCTACTTTTACAGAGTAAGCTGCATAAGTATTGTAAGCTGCTGCTGTCTTCAACAAGATTTGACCTGCATCAGAAGACAATGTAGCGAAGTCCAAACTACCACCACCCATATCAGCACTACCTTTGTATTTCTGAATGATTGGGTCACTCAAAGGAGAGTGGTTAATGACGTTAGAGTTTGCACCGAAGTCTGCAATATTTGTAACTTCACCAACTTCTGTGAATGTCAGAGCTGCGTAGCCTGCTTCATCATTAGTTACTGGTAAGCCTGCTGAGATAGAGAACTTTGTACCTGCTGCGGTATGAATTGCCATTTTTATTTTCCTTTAGGATTAAGCGTAAACAGTGATTTTTAATGTAGCTGCACCTGAGAGAGTGACAACACCTGTGCCAACCAAGTAAGCTTTAATCTTATCCAAGTTGATAATTTTCTTTGCACCAGCAGCGATAGTTACGTTAAAGCCTGCTGACAAATCTGTAGTAGTAGAAGTACCTGTAATTGGGTATGCTGCTGAAGGGGCTGTACCTTTGATATTCAATGTCAAACTACCAACTGTAGTATTGTCCATCTCTACCAGTTGACCAGTACCAGCAACGTATGTCATAGTGTCAGAAGCTGACGCTGTATTGACAATAGCTGTTGCTACACCTGTTGCACTCTGCAGTGTAGTGAGTGTTAATGCTGCCATTTTATTTCCTTTATTAAATTTGCCTTACGGCTTGATAGCGCCCAAGAGGGCAAATTTTGCTGCTAATAATTTTCTTGCCTGTATCTGAAACGTACAGGTGTTACGAGCCATTGTGCTTCGTAAAGTGTGTTCATAATACTACCTGTTTGTTCTATACTGACAGTGCCAGTTTTAGGAACTACAGGGAAGAGGTCTAAGAGAGCTTGTGCAAGTTCTTCTGACTTCTTTGTGCCAACACCTTCTTTTGTGTATATGTTAAACTGTATCAACCCTGTTAAAGTTTTTCTAGCTGCACTTACAGTTTGATTGACAGTAGTTGCTGGAATGATGTATAGTTCTATGAATGTTGCATCAGGTTTTGTGAAAGCTACGTTCTCGTAAGCAATTGGTATTGCGGGAGATTGAGCTGCTGCCCAAGCTTTCACTTTAGCTTCTACTTCTAAGCGTATTGTTCTTTGTGTCATGTTTAGCCTATCTTAGCTTTGATCTTGGCAATGCTTGTGTCTATCATGGCGTAGGGTTTCTCATGAGAGCCATTCCACCAAGACCAATCGCCGTATCCTTGAATGACATCTGCTCTACCTGCTGGATAACCTACAGCGTCAACACGATAAGCATATGGCACATTGTTTGTGAGAGATAGATACCCATCTTTAGCGACAAAGGTTTTGGCTGATTTCATTGCGTTGATGCGTGTAATACTGTCACCACCGTTATCTGACTCTGCAGAGGTTTCTTCATTAGAGATTTTGTTCTCTGCTGGATACCATTGGTTTGCTAATAAACCGTCTGTATATTGAGGACTACTAGGAGAAGCTCCTCTAGTCTGCCCTTTCCAAGAAGGGCTAGGTGTCAGGTGGACAACAGATAGCGAAGTCTCAACAAACACATCTACTATCTTATCATTAACTTCTTGTTGAAGCTCTTTGATGTTTGCTTTTATGCTATCTGCAAAGCTTCCCATTTGTTTGTCCTATGATTATACTACGATAGTGGTTAAAAGTCAATAGCTGACTATTTCCTTAAGTGAAATTCAAACAAGAAATCATTCCCATTTATTCCACTAGGGTTGACTGTCTTTAGTGCAAAGATTTTCCACTCTACATTATCTATCGTTATTGTGTCTCTGTTAGCTTTGATTACAGGGGCTGGAATGGCAGGGTTAGTTTGGTTGACAGGTCGCATTAGGCAATATTTATCGCCAGATAATATCAATGTACCGAATTTTGACTTATCACCAGCATTAGCCTGCGGGAACTCAAACATTCCTTGCTCAACTTGGTACGTAGTTTTTGTACGCGCAACTTCACCGTCAACATACTCATCAGTGTCAGAGTATATATTTAATACACCAACACCTTGAAATGCACCTAACATATCTCTGACAACACCATGAAATTGATTTAGGTTTATTCTCATGATGTAACACTATCCTGTGCAAGCTGTTCACTCTGCGTACCTGCGTGGAAATTTCCGTACCAATCCTTGTTAAATTCTACGAGAGGGTGAACTTGGTCATTGCTTGCAGAGTAAGGAATTGGGCAGGTTTGTGATAGCTGTGGGTTGAGAACTACTTTAGTCAAATAGTTCATGTAGTTCGTAAAAGCTTCTCCACCCCACACCTCAATTTGTACTAATTTCTGGTGTGTGTTCTGCGATAGCAAAGCTAGAATGTATTGCGCGCACGTTACAGATGCTCTATTTAGACTATTACCACTGTCAGTGTAAGTCTGTTCATATACTTCATCTGATAAAATAGGAAGGTCTGAAGTGTCCCCGCAACGCAATCTTAATTTTCCAGTAGTGCTTGTTGGGTCTATTACTGCCATAATTTTCCTTTATATGCTTGAATATTGTGAGCTGACGAGTAAGCTCAAGTCGTATATCTGCACGTTAGTACCACTAGGTTTTACAAATATTTCTAACCCATTTATGGCGACATCCTGAGACACAAACAACATCTCCGTGATACCTTGAAATTGCTCCTCACCTGCTTGCTTGTTGAAGTTAATTGTTTTCGCTAGGATAGGGTTGAAAACCACTGTAGGACTCTCTGCCAAAATATCCATGTAACCTGATTGTGCAGTTACCTTGATCTTAAAACGAAGGTTAACAATGAAACAATCACCAACATCTAGGGGGTGAAACTTATCAGTTGCAGTGTCATAGTTTAAAGTGAAGTTTCTACTGTCGCTGTAACTAAACTGCGAAGGTGGAAAAGGTATTTTAGTTTTAACACCACTGAGGACAGAGAGTGGAGAACCTATAGTGTATGTACCAAGTTGAGCAAAGAACCAACCCCCTTGAGTTAATACAGCTCTTGTGGGACGTTCTATGTTATCCTCTAGGTCGATTAAGACAGAGCTTCCTACGTAGTTGTCTTGCATGGAGGTTCCTTTAATTAGCTGTGCAATTTGTTAACTGAAATACCCTCCCATTCCTGAGAAGGTATTTTATTAACAAACTAATGATTAGTTTGTTGTCAATGCAATCAAGCTCGCTGGTTTGGTGCAGAAGAACAATGGAGCTGTCTCTAATGTAAATTCTACATACTCATCATCCTCGTCAACCTTGGTGTTCATATAAACTGGCTGACCATTTGTATTAGCTGCTGACAACTTGTTACTTGGAGCATAATAACCACGGAACAAATCACGAACACCAGAAGCAAACGCCAAACCTGTATTATCCGCAAAGGCTTTCTCTGTAGAGCCACTTGGTAAGTTGAAAGTTGCATCATAAGAAACGATACGAACACCGCGATGTTCAAACACATCCATAATACCCCACTGCATGTAGTTGCTCAAATCATCACGCAAAGCTTGACGACCAGAGTTCATATAGTATTGGTAAGCTGTCTTCATGTTTGGATGAGAGATGAGCTTGTCAAATGTCAATGGGTCAACGATGAATTCTACACCACCGATTGCACCGCCATTTTTAACATTTGTAGCAACCAGAGACTTAATTTGACGGAACTTAGCATCAACGTCAGTTGTTGAAGTACCCAATGCAAGGTCAACTGAAGTCTGAGAGATGCCAAACTCTGTGAACATATTAGCCATTACAGCACCGTCAGCAGTTTTGAAAACACCTTTCAAAGCTTGCAGCTTCATATACTCTTCGTTCTGATCGTAGATACGGCGCATATCTGTCAACTTCTCAGCAGTAGCATTTGCCAAAGTTTCAGTTTCAGCAGTGCCAGTTTTGCGCCAGCCTTGGATGTCTTCAACTGTCAAACGATCAGCATGTTTGAAGTATGCTGTACGCAATGCGAAAGAATCTACAGAGTGTTCTTTACCTTGTGTAGAAGATTTATCACCACGAGCAACTTGTGGTAACAAAGTAGTTGTGCTAACATCTTTATCAAATACAATAGCTGTTTGGTTAGTGCCTTTTGTGTTGAACAAGTTCAAGCTGTTGATATAGCCGTATTGCAATGGCGTTTCGACAATGCCATCAACGAAGTCAGTTTGTTTAAAACTGTTGTAGTAATCACGTACATTCATTTGTTATTTTCCTTTTATAAGATTACACTGCAACAGTGTCTAAAATGTTCTTGACTTTTAATGCAGCCAAGACAGTATTCTTTTGATTAGTTGTCAAAGTATCTTTGTAAGTCAACTTGCTGCCTACAATCTTTGCATGACCACGTTTCAATACTGTGATAGTGTTATCACCTGCTGTCATGGAAGGGATGTCCTTATCTGCTGTCAATACAACACATACGTCAGCATTCAGGGTTGCTACGTCAGCAGCCTCTACCCAAACATACTTACCTGCACCGTTAGATGTAACAACAGCACCAACGTCCAAACCAGCTTCTACAACCACTGTCACTGTTTCACGGCATACGCCTGATTCTGGCTCTAATTCCCAAGCCAATACACCAGACAACTTATTACTACGAGTTGCTAATTTAGTCATTTCATATCCTTATTTAGTTTTGATATAGTTTTTGAAGTGTGTAGGCTTGACTTCTTTAGCCTCCGCTGTTACACCTGCTTCAGTGAAAGCTGCACTCTTTGCTTCAGCATCAAGATTCACCTTCATAGTTGATACAACAGCAGCAAAAGCTGTGTCATCCAACACTTCCAATGTAGTCAACAATTCGGCTGCTTTGATTGTGCCTACTGCTGCTTCCAAGGATTCTTTACGAGCTACTAAACGTGCTTCTGCAGCTTTAGTTGCCAATTCTTTCTTCTCATTTTCTACCACTGTCAAAGCTGCTTGAGCTGCTTCAAACTTAGTAGTGAGTTCTGCAAAGGATGCTTGCAGCTCTGTTAAAGCAGATGTAGAGGAAGCAAGTTGTGCTACCAAGTCTGCGGATGTGTTTTCAGCCGCGATTGGCTGCTCTGTTGCTGTAGTCATATTAACGACTTCCTTTTCAATGTCTGCTTGCGCAGGGGTTGCTACTTGCGTAGCGGTTGCATCAGTGTTACCTGATAGAAACTTTTTTAAATGCTCTAACATATTTGTCCTTATAGGTTTGCAAGAAACTCTGCGAATTCTTGATGGTTCATCACGGCTGTAACAAGCCCAATTTCTTTGGCACGTTTAGCATTAAATACTTGAGCATCTAGTGCAAGAATCTCTTCAACTGGGATACTTGTATATTTCTCTACATGCTGTGCAAACTGATTACCAAGTTCTGTTACTTCTGCCTGAAGATTGTCTAAGAAGCTTTGACTGAACGACCCATCGGATTGGTAAGGAGTTTTACCTGCTGTTGAGCTGATATAGATTGGTTTCAAGCCAGCATCTGCCAAAGCTTTACTACGATCTACGACTGCGCAAACGCACCCAATACTGCCAGTTTTTGCACTCGGATGAATAACCACATGGTCTGAGATAATTCCTAATGCAAGAGCTGCTGAAGCTGACATTTCATCAATGTAAGTAACAAGAGTTACATCACTTTCATCTGCCAGTTCACGTAATCGGTTAGCTGTAGTAAAACAGTGAGCTGCTTCTCCACCTCCACTTGAATGCGTGTACAATATAGTTTTAACCCCTTGCGAGATTAACTGTTCTGTGTCTGTGATAAGCTGTTGATAGCTTGTCCCATCAGGAGCGCACATCATTTGAACAGGTTTATAAGTCAGAGCACCAGATACTTGAATCTCCCCAATTGTCTTGCCAGAAGTTGCTTTAACATATTCTGGTTTCTTAGGAGCTTCCTTAGAAGTATCCCTCATCTCAATCAAACCTGCATTGCGCAAGGTTAGGTAATCAAGGATTGGTGCAAAACTATCTTGTGTTATTAAGTGAGGAGTATTAACTACACTCCCCATAAGTCGAATTAATTCATGTGACATCGTTATCCTTTCTTTCTTCTAACCAAGAAAGGTATTCTTGATCTTCGTTTGGGTTCCATCCTGATTCAATCATATTCCTAATTGTAATAGGAGATATGTTCTTGTCATTTAAGACTGTTCGCACAAATCCATTTGTCAATGTATTCCCTTTACAGAACAAATCAAACAGAGTAGCTGCACCAGACCACAAAGAGAATTTAGCCCTTGACCTTTTCCAAGGTTTTAGATTTTTGTGGTACTCTGATAACTTTAGTCTACCTTCCTCAGTTATCTTCTTCTTGCCTAACATCTTATCTCTTTGAGTGTCTTTAGCTTCTTGTGATCTAATCTTACCTAGATTAGCAATCGCGCATTTTTGTCTATGTTCAGGAGATTTAGGTTTACCTTTGGAAGCGAGGGATTGTTTCAATTTAGTCTCTTCAGAACGTTTTGTACCTCTCACCTTAGCAACTCGTTTGGCGATACTTTCAGGTGAATGTTTTCTCCCCACTCCTGTAGCTTGACCACCTATGGCACAATTCCAACCAATACCACAAGAGGGTCGGAGTTTGTTTTCTATTAAAGCTACATATTCTTCAGAGCCTTCTAAAAGAGGTTCTACAAGCAAATTTTCATGTCCGTACTTATTTATTGCACGTACAATAGGTAAATGTTGTTTAGACGCAGTTTTAGTTGCAGTTTTATGACTAGACCAACGGTGAGATAGGGTTTTGACTGTTATCCCAACATACCCACTTGAAGTAATATCAGTGTGCTCAGGTAAATGTATCCAATATAAAATTGCCAATATCATCACCCCTTATTATCGTTATTTTTCGCAGAATTGTCAGTCTTCTTACCGCCACCTTTAGACGTCCCACCCTCAACAGTATTACCAACCCCAACTTCCATACCCTCGGATGCGCTAGAAGCTTTTCCAGCCATAGTTGTTGATAACATATCTTCTTGAATTGGAAGATCATGTGGAAGTAAATCAAATCCACCGACTTCTCGTACACGGTTCATGACACCACGATCAAGTTCTAACAAACCTGTTGAAGCCACTCGTTGTATAAACTTACTGAAAGTTTCCTGAGATACATTAGAAACATCCTTGAATTTAATCTGAGGCATTTCTGACAAGTCCCATCCGTTGAGTGACCATAACTGCTGCACTAAATCCTTGTTTAAAGCGTTAGCAATCTCCATCAACCGATAACTAACAGCCATCGCCAAGAGGTTCGTGTCCCCGTCCTCAAGTGACAAACTCCCAGAAGTATCACTACCCATCTTGACAGCATCACACGAAAGCACAGAAAGAATGTTAGCTTGAAGTGTCTTGATAATCTCTAACACGTTGTAAGCCTTACCACCTTTAGACTCTAACAATTCCACAGTGAACATTTCACCCTTGGAATCCATGTCATAAGACTTTGGCATAACAATACCACGCTGAGTACCACTTGCTAAATCATCAACAATCTTCATGAACATCTGATAGACAGCTTTTTGATCGTCACTAGCGTCTGCAGACATATACTGAGGAGGAATACCAATAACAGGAAGTCCCTGTGTATCTTTGGCAACACCTGTCATCATATTATCTGTGAGCAATGTCAATTGCTTGTAAGCTAAATATGCTGCTTTGAGAATGCTGTTACCTTCAGGATTACCATTTGTAGGGTCAACATTGAAGAGTACAAACTTCTCACGAGGTATGACAATTAAGCCATTTTCATCTGTGAGGTTTTTGAATCTGTAACTGTTTTCGAGGTTTGCAATAGACTGTGATACACTGACAAGATCTCTACCATCTTCTGAGAAGTTCCACTTTTCAATGGAAGCTTGAGGGCGAGTTGCAAGACATTTAAGCCCTACGAGTCCGTCATTGTATTTACTACCGTTTACTTTCAAGCGTCTGCGGTATACTTTTTCAGATACGTGGAAGCCATACTCAAGAACAGGGAACGTATTCTGCATTGTTTGCTGAAATGTTTCTTCCATGTCATGCAAACAAGAGTGTAAGAACTTTGCACGTTCTCTGTGCTTAGGAGTGTCATCAAAAGGCTCTACGTACATCTCTGAACGATTCATGAGCATTTTAAGTGCGTTCATGGCGATGCTGACTGGAGGTGAGAGCCTCATTTCGTCCACAACTTTGATACGAGCTGGCATCCTAAAGGCTGCGTTAGCTTCTTCGTAGATGCGTCCGTTAGAGGTTTTTAATACTCCAAACCCTTGACTTCCTAATTTGATACGTGGTATAGTTGTCCCACTGTCAGGCTGTAGAGCTGTTGCAACGCCATCAGGCGAGGTCGCTTCTGGCATATTTATTGCTCCTTGTAATGCTTATTATTTAATTTCGTATAATTATAACATATTGTTATGTCAAAGTCAAGTAGTTTTTAACTGAGACATCTCTATGTTATAATTACGACTATATTGTTGGGACAGGAGAGGCTTTTGTTAGGGACGGTACTGAGAATACAGGTAGCTGTAATTGTCTTGCTAAATTGTTAAAACTATCTGAGCAAGCATCAACTTGGTCGTTCTTCTGAGTTCTCTCAATTGCTTTGTCACCAGAGAATGCTTCAAGCTCTGCAAAAAATGCATCGTTCCAATCCCCTCGAACCACACGAACACTACCACTCTCAGCTAATGCACAAAACGGTTTAAATCTTGTGAGCTTGCTACTGTGTCCAGAGGACTGAGCTTTCTTACAAGGAATGCCATTTTCTGCTAATACCTTCTGAAAGAAGTGAGCACTACTCTTACCCGCTGCTGCAGGGTCAACTGGAATGCAGACTTCACATTCGCCTACACCGTCAGCTTTAGCAGTCTCAATGACGGTTTTTAAAACACCGTCAATCCGCATCTGCACTCTGACAACATCCTCGATATAGTAAATACCGTACCTATCCCTAGACATTTTTACACCTGCTGTCCAATCGGGGTTGTTAGTTTTTGTCTTTTCTTCTGAAGCGAAGTCCCAAGAACGTATCCTAGCTGTTGCATTTACGGGAGGTTGGTCAACGATTTGAACCCACTTTCTGTCGAAGTAAGAACTCCCAAGTTCTCGTGCTGTCCAACTTCCATGTAAAAATTTTAACTGATTTACATAAGGTTGGGAAAGGAGAGATGCTAAGTAACTTGTATTCTTTGGTGGGAGTAGATATGGGTTGTCAAAAACACCAGTTGGAATGAACCTGAATGACTTAGGCATGAACAACCGCATCTTCTCTTCTTTAGAGAATGCGTTCATCTGTTCTTCTGTCATTCCATGAGCATAAATTAGATTCTTGGGAGCACCATATAATTCATAGCACTCTTCTGGACTATCAGCCCATTTAGCTTTGTTATCTTCTACACAGAACCATCTGATAAGATACTCAGTACCTTCTTTTGGTACTCCTGTGTCTTCATCAAGACAGAACTTAACCCACTCAAATAAGAAACTGTTAGGGTCTGGGTTGCAAGACATAATCAGTTGCGGGTGAATATCAGAGCCAACTGTACGCAAACGAGATTGTAAGAACAAAACTTGTTTTTCAGTCCACTTATCAGCCGCCTCGTCTATCAAAGCCCTCGTTAGTTGGCTACCCTGCCAGCTCCCTAAATCATCGTCACAAGATATTGCTGAAAACCCGATTGTGGCTCCAGATGGAAATTCCCATAATTTTTGTTGACTTTTGTAAGGTATTTTTGTAAAGTGTGGGTAGATATTCTTGGATTCATCAATCAAGCCACCTTGTTTTTTAAGCTCTGGCTCAAAACGTCTCAGAATAACGCAACGGAACTTTCCATCTTTAATACCATCTAAATTCTTTGTAAGGCAAATCCTCGATTTGCCTCCTCCTGCTGTTTGTGTTCAAAGTAGTTCGTTAATCTACTTCCGCTTTTTAAGCTGCTTTATGTCACCATAAAGACCAGACCATATCTTCACTCTTTCGAGGACTTCTGTTTCGAGCTACTTAGCCCTACATCCTTTCGGATTGGTCGTTACGCACTGCACCCTTCAGGGGCTTGGCACGGTATTGTCTACTAGAGAGTTTCACCGTTTAAGAAGTTGTTTTTAATGCGGAGGCGCAAGTTCACCACCGCCTATCAGGATAACGTCCGTGGTGTTATCCATCAAAATTAGCTTTTGTTTCTCTGAGCAAGGTTGAAACTTTACTCGATCTTTTTTAACCATAATACTCCTTTAAATTCTTAGTTCCACGCCACTAAACTACCTGCCAGAACCTTAGTAGCCATAATGCTACCCTCTCCACGAAACTACAACAGTGTTCCACGATAAGAGCTGAATCTACTAACCAGATATGGGACGAAACACTGTTGTGAAAATTGCAAACAGAACAGCTCTCAGACACTGACAGGAGAAAGCACGAGGAGGAGGAACGTGCCAAGGAGAAATCAGTGGAGAGCTGTTGTATTTACAATCTAAGCGAGGTTTATAAGGAACTCCTCAATCCTGTCGGGGTTGGCTGATCCCTTCCCTTATTCTTTATTCAACTTCTGCTATCTGATCGAACATAAGCAGGGGTTGCTCGTCATCATCTTCGCTATCACTATCATCAACAATAACCCCACCATTACGCTGAATACTTACAAGCAACTCATGATGCTTCGCAGCAAATTCCTTGTTCCTAGCCTTCTCAGTAGACTCAACTTTAATAGACTCCATGTGCAACTTTAGAATCTCTTGAGCTGCCAACATACGAGTCTTCTTACTCTCTGTAGGGTCGTTCATAATAGTTGCCATTAAATCAATAGCAGCTTTAGTATGCTTGTTCAAAGCCCTCTTCAGAATAGTAATAGAGTTCTTCTTACTCTGAACACCTGTCCTTACTATCTCCCCTACTGAATTATCTACGTCTCCACTCATACATCTCCTGCTATTATTGTTCTGATACGCTCATTGTATAACACTTCAGGTGCTTTGTCAAGCCCTTGTACAAAAAGAAATACCAAGGAGGTTAGTCCTTGGTATAATTACAATATTACAAACCTAAATACACAAACTCAGTTTTAGCAGAGTATGTTGGCAAGTGTGCTGTCTGTGTCACACCGCCATTGATACTTGGAACTCCTTTAGGCATCCCTGTAGGGGCTGCTGGAGTTGTAGCTTCAACGCTTATATACGCTGCGTTAATACCTTTATTAATTACTGAAACTGCTGTACCAACAGTGATACCTGAAGCTAAATATAAATTCGTCCAAGTTTTAGCTGGTATTGTTACGTCATTTCTTGTATTTGCCATTTTACTACCCTTTATATAAAGTACCTCTTGCATGAGGCTTTTTGCAATTGCAATCTATCCTACCACAATATTATGATAAAGTCAAGTGGCAAATAACACTTGCAATTTTTAAGTTTAAATGTTAGACTTAAATTTCTGAACACATTAGGAGAATAAATTGGAAGAATACGCAGAATTAGAATGGCTAGACGTAAACGACTTTGTAGAGCATATGCTTGAAGAAGACTTAGATAATTAACAGAAAGGAAACAAAATGGCAAAAACTTTAATCGACACAGTAGAAATCGTAACACCTTCAATCATCACGTTCGTAGATGACCTGTTCAAATTCTACAAAGAAGGCTTCACACCTTCTACAAACCCTACACGAGCGCCCTACCAAGGCACACAATATGTTGTAACGCTTGAAAAATGGGGAGGTGGGGATGAAGTACCTGTAGCAGACGAAACAGAAGAACAAGAAGATCCAAAGGCTCCAACAGAACCAAAACCTCGTGGACGTAAACCAAATGGGCAAGAAAAATAAACAATTACTAGAAGCTGATTTGTATGATGTGTTAGAGTCATGTAAACAAGGTGGCATATTAGTAGAATGGACAGATGAAGATGGAAATCTCGTCTTAAAGATTGAAAATGGCAGAGTAAATTCAGAAGGAGGGCATTTTAGTGACAACGAATAGTGGAAATTTCGGTAAAAGTAGAACAGATTTCAATCCACACACAGGCGATACAATCCGCACCAAAGCAGACAACTACACAGTGTTTGCAGAGAACTTCAATTTGATTGGTAGTGGTGTGCAGGTAAATCAACCTGAAACATTGTTTCCAGTCACTGTGCGAATCCCAAAGGATGTGCACAAAGCTTTCACAGCTTTGGCAATTGAATCTGGTACGACAATTGAGAAGTTGTTAGAGAAGCAAATATTGAAGAATTTTAATTAGTAGTATTTTGCAGCACAAGCCAAGTATGTATCAAGTGCTTGGCAGTTTAACTTTAATGTAGGGAGATATACCTTCATGGCAAGAAATATTGGCAAACGTGCAAAACAAACAGAGAAACCACCTGTAAAAGAGAAGTTCATAGTTCAGGAAACAATAGACTCTCAAGTTATTCCTAAATTCACTCCTGCAAATGATAATCAAAACATAGCTGTAAGAATGCTCAGAGCTGGTAAGAGTGTGGTAGTTTTACGAGGCTCGGCAGGTACGGGGAAATCAATGATTGCTGCTTGGTGGGCTGCAGCTCAACTTAAAGAGAAGAAGACTGAGAAAATTTGGCTGTTACGTCCTGCTGTACCAACTGGTAAAACTATTGGGTTGTTGAAAGGAACTGAAGAAGAGAAGCTTATGCCATACTTCATTCAGACAATCACTCACTTAGAGAACTTCATGGGTAGTGGATTCTTGAGCTATTGTTTGGAAAAGAAAAAAGTAGAGATGAAAGCTGTAGAATATCTCAGGGGATATTCGTTTGAAGATTGTGTTGTCATTGTAGAAGAATCTCAGAACTTTACAAGAGATGACATGGAAATGGTGCTTACACGTCTTGGTAAAAATTCAACACTTATTCTAACAGGAGACGAGAAGCAGCACGACTTACGTGGTGTGTCTGGATTGGAGCAAACTGTTCAGCTCATTGAGAACACATTGGCAGACGAACCTGATTATATGAAAGATGAAGATTTAGACGCTATTGAGAATAAATTTGGTGTTGTTACATTTACACCAGACGATGTGATGCGTTCAGGTCTTACTCGTGCGTTTGTTAAAATGTACTACAATACTAAATAAGGAGAACACATGAAAGAAAAATTCAACAAACAATCAGCTAAGAACCCATTCTTTGAAGATAACAAAGTTCCTGTTAGCTATTCTCCAAGTAAATGTGGACGTTTCACTGTAGACATCTATGATTATATCGAGTCTCCTTCACAATTCTCCGACATGATTGACGCTTTAGGCATGATGGAGCAAGATGATGAAATGGTAGTCAATTTACAATCAGGTGGAGGTTGCCTTAGCACTACTGACACAATCCTGCATGCTCTACGGAAGACAAAGGGACAAGTTCACTTCATTGCTACTGGATTCAATGCTTCTGCTGCAACTATCCTCTTGCTAGATGCACCCTCCTTTGAACTCAGTGAGGATTTCACAGCTCTGATACATTGTGGAAGCATCGGAGATTCTGGCAACTTGAATGAGATGCGTCAAAGTGCTTCTTTCCACATTGCACGTATGGAGAAGTTGTTACGTAACACTTATGCAGGATTCATGTCTGAAAAAGAAATTGAAGATATGCTGAATGGTAAGGACTTGTTGTTAGATAGTGAACAGTGGTGTGAACGACACGAGCAACGTAACAAGTGGATGCAGCAGCAAGTGGAGAAGCTTGAGAAAGCTGCTCTGAAGGCACTAAAACCAGCCAAGAAGCCACGTTCTAAGAAAGTTGATAGTAAGGTAGCCAAAACAGATACAAAGCCTTCTGAGGGCTTTAAATCCATAGATGAAGGGTTTATTACACCAGAAGAAGAGTTGATGTTCTTGGAGAAGTCAACACGTAAGGTTAAGAGTCCTGCAAAACCCCCTGATAGCATCACAGCAACAGAAGCACAAGCCGCTGTGAGAGCTGTTGTAGACAGTAGAAAGAAATAACCTAGAAGCCTACTACTTAACTGTAGTGGGCTTTTATTTTATGGAGAAACCTGTTGACAAGGACAATTCTGTTGTGTAGAGTGATGCCTGTCGCTGTGACAAACAATTAAAAGGAGGAGGTATGATTTGGATTGTCTTGTACTTATTGTCCAGTTTAATAACATTAATTTTGATTATTAAAGAGGAGTATGAAAAAGGGATTGATTTGAAATTAGGTTGGTTGTTATTATTTGTTGTAACATGCCTCATTCCAATTCTTAATCTAGCTTGGCTGGCTTATTTTAAAGAAATAATTATTTTGAAAGGAAAGAAACAATGACTGTCGTACATTACTACTATCGAAAACCTGATGGGTCACTAGGCAAATTGCTAGATGACTCTCCAGAGGCTATTGAAGATATTGACATGGAGATTGAGCGTATCAAGGAGGCTGTTAATGCAACTCGTGTGCTCGCTGTTGTGGAAGGAGGTGTTGAATGAAATACGCAACAATAAATGACTTAAAGCGACTGTGTGATAAGCTTATTGCAGATGGATTTGGAGAAGCCGAACTTGGCTTGAATGACGAGTACAGTGTAACTCTTAAAGATGACGGTAATATTGCATATACAGAGTTCACAGGTGCAGCAACTGGTAAGAAGTTTGTAGACATTCAACCTTGTGGAGAATAAATTGAAATCGGAATCTGAGATTATTGTAAGCAATTTGCTGCATGAAGTGGCTATGGCTAAGAATTTGTTCCACAACACAATTATTCGTACTGTTTCCTGTACGCAACCATTTACTTTAGATGATGTTATTAGTTTGTTACTAAATGAAGAGATTTGGGTGACGTATAAGAAGGCTGGTGGCAATAAGTATTTGTTAAAACTTGAATGGAGTGACTACTAATGAGTAAAATAGAATTATATAATGGGGATTGTTTAGAAGTAATGAAGGGTATTCCTGACGGAAGCATTGATTTAGTGCTTACAGACCCTCCTTTTGGGACGACTCAGTGCCACTGGGATTCTATAATTCCATTAGAACCTATGTGGGAGCAATTGAAACGTGTTATCAAACCTAACGGAGCTATTGTGTTGTTTGGGCAAGAACCGTTCTCTAGCATACTGCGCACAAGTAACTTAAAGTTGTATAAGTACGACTGGATATGGGAGAAAGAACGTCTTACAAACATACATCAAGTTAAGAAACGGGCGGGAAAAACCGTGGAGACAATTTCTGTATTCTATGACAAACAATGTGTATATAATCCGCAAATGGTAGTATATGATGGTATTCCAAGAACAAATAAAGTCAAGAATGGGAAAATAGGTGGATTGTCTGATTCTTCAGAGAAAAAGGTTTTCGAGTACAAAGACAATGGTTTGAGATATCCTACACAAGTATTACGATTCAAAAGAGATATCCTTACCAGTAACTTACATCCAACACAAAAGCCTGTTGCGCTTATGGAATACCTAATCAAGACTTACAGTAATGAAGGAGATACAGTGTTGGACTTCACTTGCGGGAGTGGTACAACCTTACTAGCTTGTAAAAATACTGGCAGGAATGGTATAGGAATTGAGCTTGATGAGGCTTACTTCAAGATTGCTCAAGAGAGGATTTGGAAGGCTTAACAAGCAAACCCTGTACCTTAGTTGGTATGGGGTTTTATTCTATGTACACAAATAATTGTTGACTTCAGATAGAGTGGGTGCTACAATATACCTATAAATTCATACACAGTATAATAAAGAAAGGATAGTAAGTGAAGATTGACATAAACAAAGCTAAACAACTACGTGAAGAAGGTTGTACATATAAAGAGATTGCACAAACACTAGGGTGTAGTGAGATATGGTGCAAAACCAACCTCAAGACAGTGAAGAAACACAAAACAGATGATGAAATTCTTGCACAAACAATGGATAAAGCAAGAAGTAAAGAAGGAATCACAAATATTGAAATCCGACACATCATTAGAACCTTGCACACAAACACATTCACTAAAGAAGACAAAATAAAAGAAGACAAGATATTTAATCGTATCAAACTAAGATTACGTGAACACAAAGACTGTCTTGTACGTCCATACTGGTTACAGCCTCACAAAGCACAACAATCATTTATTGAACTAATGCAATCAACAAAATTGATTAGTGACAGAATTGAGGAGGAGGTAAGTAACTACATTGATTTATTTAATCTTGATTCTTCTTATGCTAACAGTGTACGATGGGCTATTGTTTCATTAACGTATGCAGGCAGTAAGTTAGGCAATGGTACAGATGCACAGTCAACAATCAACATGGTTGAGAACTTAGTTAATGAGTTTGAGAACCGCAATGCTATTATATCCCATATATATACTTGCGTAGAAAAGTATAGTGATGAAAAAGTAGACATATATACTAATTCTGCTATAGAGGAAAAAGTATATGTTGTTGAGCCTGATATTCTAGCTTGGGCTTCAAATACTGTGGATAAAGAGGTAGATGAGGATTTATTTAATTATTTTGATGAGGCTTCTTTCTACATAGATTGTGAAAGAGATAACAAGTGGGATGGAGATGAGGGAATATAATAAAAGTAGAGTTGGAGAAACATTTAATGAAGGTAATCTTGTAGTTGTTAGCCGTGCTAAAGGCGGTTATGTAAAAGTTAAATGTCTGGTTTGTGCAAAAGACCCAGAGTTATATGGTGATGCAGTATTTGAGCAAGTTTATACTGCTTTAAGAAAAGGAAGTATTCCATGTGGTTGTGCCAAAAATCCCAGAATTTCCTTGATGCAGTATAAAATCAAGATTGATCGTAAAATTGTTTCCGAAAACCTCCCAATTAAATTTTTAGGGTTTGGAGTAATTTCAGGAAAACCAAGTAATACTGAAGTAAATCTTTTCTGCAATAGGATGGGAATAGAATTCACTATAAATTCGATCAACAGTTTCTTTGCTGGAGATGGGAACTTAGGAATTCCTCATTCTGCTAGTGAAACTCTATCTAAATACAACATGAACAATCCATCTTACACAGTATGGGATACTGGCAAGAAATTCGGCAGTAGTGTTTGGTGCGGATTTCATTGTAAGATTTGCGAATCCAAAGGACTTGAGAGTTTGTTTGAAAGTACCTTGAACAATCTTGATAAAGGTAGGATACCTTGCTATTGTTCTGCCAAGAAGAAGTTATCTGGGGATTATATATCGGAAATGGCTAAAAGAAGGGTTTCAGAGGGTAATAATGAGAATATATCTGTTATTGGTGCAGTAAAGAAAGGTAACTACTGGTTCCCTACTTTTGTTTGTAAGATACATGGGTTATACTCTCGCGTACATGATAGTACATCTGCGATAGGCTACGAATGTATAGAATGCAACCCTCCAAAAACAGGCTATGATAAGTCCAAACAAGGCTCACTATACCTACTAGAAATCCAAACAGATTCTACCATTGTTCTAGGCTACGGCATAACTAACAAACTCAACAACAGACTTACAACACACCGTAAGAACTTAAAAGATTTAGGCTACAAAATCCTCTCAACGAGAATCTTCGAGGGGTCTGGTACTAAGATTTTATCAGTGGAGAATGCTATCAAGTTGTTACACAAGACAGGCTTAATAGACTGCGAAGGCTTCAGACGTGAGAGTATCAGCATTGACAGAAAAGAGGAAGTTTTGGAATTATGTGTGGGATTGAAAGAAATTTCTCTTGACATCCCTCCCAATCTCTAATACTATTCGTCTGTCAGCTTAATTATGAGCTTTCTTAACAAACAAAGGAGAAAACAAATGTCGCAGAAACATGTAGATTTATTGATGGAAGCTGTAGCCTTAAATACCCGTGACCAATACCTATGCAATCGCATTGGGTATATCACAGGTCATTTTGGCATATTTCCTGAGTACAATGAGAAATACAACGAATATGACTACCAAGTATTGACTCAAGCTATTCAGAAGAATATTAATGAAAACCTTGATGCTGAACTTAGTGTGGAAGATTCAGAGGAGTACACTTATGAAAGCACAACATTCTACGAACAAGGAATGACACGCAAAGAATGGGCTGAGACAATATTAGCTCCGTTGGCTTTAGCATTAGAGGAGGATTGATATGTTTGAAGAATACGAAAGAAAGAATAAAATACTTGCGTCAATGGAGGAGACTTTTAAAGATATTGCTAGGTGGGAAATAGTCCCATTGAGTAGTTATGAAAAAGAAGGGGTTGTGACATACTTTGATACTACTAGAACAGTTGTTATTCGAGACAAACTGACAGGCGTTGTATTAGAAGTATGGAATGCACAGCCATACCCATTTTTCAAAGGGGTACAATTGTTTATTAGTGTTGAACAGCTTGTACGTAGCCTGCAAGCTGGTATAGGGAATGGTGCGATATTTGAATTAGGGGAATTCTACAAGGAGAAGCAATGAGATTTAATGTACGTTACCGATTCCTAGACCGTGACACAGGCGCTGAAATCTCCTCTGCAACACCATTTATGACTAACATCAAGAAGGATGGTAATCTTGTCATGGTGCATACCAAGGCTAATAAGGTGGTGCATGTATCTAGAGCTGAGAACATGATTTTACAAGTTGCTACACATAAGCTGAATGGGCGTTGGCAATATGAGACAATCACTCCAGAGCGTAACAAGGAGACGTTGCTGTACAAGATGAAGAAGTGGATAGGTAGATTCCAAAGAGGTAGGAAGCTTGTTGAACAATTTAAAGGAGAGTTAAATGAAACTATTAAAAACAATTAAGGAAGCTATTGTAGCTATTTGTGTAACATTTGGAATAATTCTATTTATAGCAACGCCAGCTACAATAGGGATTTATGTCAATAGCCTACAAGAGCCTGTGTTTAAAGAATACATTGTAGTGGACAAGCTTATGAATTACACATACTCTAAGAGTGGGCAGAATCAAGTTTTGTCATTCATTGTCAAGGACGTGTTGACAGGAGAACTTGATAGCAAGGATGTTAGCAAAGTGACTCACTACAAGTATAGTGTTGGTGATAGTATTAAATTTGAGGACAGAAGCCAACATTCAAAAGCTTGGGCTTTGATTGGGGTTATCTTAAGTGGACTCCTATGTATGATTATATTGTTTATTGCTATTAACGACTGAGGAGAAATAAATGATTGACAACAATTGGCTTATGTTAGGGGATTGCTTAGAGCGAATGAAAGAAATTCCTGATGGGAGTGTTGATTTAATATTAACAGACCCTCCCTACGGGACGACAGCTTGTAAGTGGGACAGTATCATTCCTTTAGACTTAATGTGGGAGCAACTCAGGAGAATTATAAGACCTAATAGAGCAATCTGCTTGTTTGCTGCACAGCCATTTACTTCAAAGTTGATTCCCAGTAATTTTGAAATGTACAAATACAATTGGTTCTGGGAAAAGAATAGGAAAGGTGGTTTTGTTAATGCAAAACTTAAGCCTCTTAAAGTTATCGAAGAAGTTTGTGTGTTTTCAAATGGTAAAACTTCTAATGGCAATAAGAACAATATGTTATATAACCCACAAGGTTTGATAAAGTGTAAGGAAGGCAAGAAGGTGTCAATTCGTGGCGACTTAGGTAAAGAAAACTCTTATACAAGACCTAGCAACAGTAACAATGAGTATGTACAAGAGTGGACTAACTATCCAACAGAGCTATTGAAATTTGATAACATCCATAATGTCAGCCAAGTACATCCAACACAGAAGCCTGTTGCTCTAATGGAATACCTCATTAAGACTTATAGTAATGAAGGTGATACAGTGTTAGACTTCACAATGGGCAGCGGCACTACAGGAGTGGCTTGTTCCAATTTAGGACGTAAGTTTATAGGTATTGAGATGGATGAAACCTACTTCAACATAGCTAAAGAGCGTATTTTAAATAATGTGAAACAAGGAGAGAAAGAATGACAGAAATACTCATAGGAATTTGCATAATAGCTATTATGATTCTATTGCACATACAAGGAAAAGAGATTACTACATTGAAGCGTCAGCTACATGAGTTACAAGATAGCACACTAACATTTTCCAACAACATGAATGAATTTATTAAGAATCAGAATGACATTAGCCGGATGCTCATTGATTGTATTAAGAAAGGATACTGAAATGACAGAAATCATAACAGCAATACTTATACTCATCTGTTTGGTGTTAATAGGTGTGCAAGGACAGAAGCTAACACAGCAACAATCTCAAATAGAGCTGCTACGAGAAACACTGACAGAATACATGTTCAACATGACTAAGTTTGTACAGGCTCAGAACGATGCTAATGAAGCTGTTATAAATATGTTTGAGAAGGATGAGGAATACATTCAGAATAGCTCTAGGGATATTACTGCGTTAGCAGCTCATGTTCAATTCCTCGATAACGAGGTACAAAAGAAATGTAAAGGAGAATACAATGACTAGTTTATTAGAACAACAGACAAGATCTATTATTGAAGCTGAGATGATGAAGCCTGAAGTGTGGAATCATGCACAAGAGGGTGTGCTGTTGCACAAGACACTGCCTATAAACCTTGTTAAGTATGGGGATATTAATACAGGGTTTGTGGAACAGCTCGATACAGACATTCAGTTCACTATAGCACAATTCCGTCAAGTTATCAGGAGTATGAAGGAATACAAGAAAACTGAAAGGATGAATAATATTATCAAGATGTATGAGAGGCAGAAGGTGGTGGAACAATGTTCTTTCTAATTTTGGCACTCCTATGCCTAGGCTTAATTAACTGGCAATTGATGGTATTAGCTCTTGGAGTTACATTGTTTATTGCTTATCCTGTCTTGTTATTTATTCCTATTGGTGTTATTGTGTTGCTCTTTATTTTGAAGAAGGAGAAGGTATGAATTTAATTGAAACTAAAAATCCAGTTTCTATGGATAAGAAATTGGTTTCTATGGAGAAACGCTACAAAACTCGTGATGGACGTGATGTTAGGGTGCTGTGTGTGTGGATGCCTGCGAAGGTAACTACCCTGTTGTTGTTGTAGTAGATACTGAAGTGTGGCAGATGACTAAGTTCGGTATGTTCTTTGCGGTAGATTTTACAGATAATGATTTGGTAGAACAACCAGAAGAGAAAACAGTGTGGTTGGAGATTTACAGGTTTACTAGCTGGGAAGAGGATGCTCCTAATCGTGTAGTTGTACACATATTGGAAGCACCCTTACTCCAGAGTGTGAAGTATGGACAGGGTGCTGCTAACTATAAACTCATAGCCATTAAGAAAATCACATACGTTGAAGGGGAGGGGATAGAATGAAGATAATCTATAAACAAGGAGATTTACTGGAATGCACAGAACAAGTAATTGTACATGGCTGCAATGCTCAGGGAGTTATGGGAAGTGGTGTAGCTCTGGCTATCCGTAAGAGATATCCTGAGGCTTATGAAGCATATAAAGCAGCCTACGAAAATGATGTGTTAGAGCTTGGAGAAGTGGTGGGAGCATACTCTGGAGATAAGTTGATATTGAATACTATCACCCAGAAATACTATGGAAGAGATAAACTCAAGCTTTATGCTGACTACGAAGCAATACGAGTTGCTTTCAGGTCTATCAACGAACAATGTGAATATTGTTCAATTGCAATCCCTAAGATTGGAGCTGGACTAGCTAATGGAGATTGGAATATCATTGAAAAGATTATTGAAGAGGAATGTACAGATGTGCAAGTTGTTTGTTATGTGCTATAAGGAGGAGTTATGAGCGTTAAATTAAAAGGACACAACTTAGAAATCACTAAGTTTCCTGCAGGAGAGAGTAAAGTTGTTTATACACCAAACTATGAGGTTCTTAGTGGAGTATTCACATTAGTGTTGGATTGGGAAAGCAATGAAGATTTATTTAACTTAGCTTTAGCTGTAGATGCTATTCGTAGGGCTGAATATAAACCAGATATCCACTTAGAAATGCCTTACATTCCATACGCACGACAGGACAGGGTATGTAATGAAGGGGAAAGCCTATCAATTAAAGTGGTAGCTGACTTTATTAACAGCTTAAACTTTAACACAGTGGTGGTGTGTGATGCTCATAGTGATGTGCCATTAGCACTGTTCAACAATCTGATACATAATGATTTATCTAAGTGCGCTAAAGCAACTATACCAACAGAAGTGTTTGCTAATAGTGTTTTGGTATCTCCAGATGCAGGTGCTATGAAGAAAGTGGCTTCTCTTGGCAAGCTTGTGAATTGTCGAGTAGAGGTAGCAACTAAAGAACGAGATTGTATGACAGGTAACATCATATCTACACAGTTTAATGGAGGTCATATAGGTAATCAAGACTTCATCATAGTGGACGACATTTGTGAAGGAGGATGGACGTTCACAGAATTAGCTAAAGCATTACGTCCACATACAACAGGTAAAATCTATTTGTATGTAACACATGGAATATTCTCAAAAGGTTACAAAGTGTTTGACAATCTTATTGATGGCATATACACTTACAATCTGATGGGAACACCAAACCCAATCATCTTAAATTTACCAAAAGGAGAAACCAATGACATTTAATATCAAACCTCATACAGCCTGTGACTACTACAAGATTGGTCATAAAGATATGTACGAGAAAGGCACAACAAAGATTTACAGTAACTTTACACCTCGTAGCTCAACACATGCTTCTAAGCTTCCAGCAGTGTTTAATAACAAGATTGTGTTCTTTGGGCTACAAGGATTCATCAAGTCATTCTTAATAGATACATGGAATAATAACTTCTTCCAACAGCCAAAAGAGAAAGTGGTGGAAGAATATCGCAGCCGTGTATCCAATGGCTTATGTATTGCTAATCCAGATACAAGCCATATTGAAGCTTTACATAATTTAGGATACCTGCCATTAAGTATTAAAGCTCTGCCAGAAGGTAGCTTAGTAGATATTAAGGTTCCTGTTCTGACAGTGACAAACACAATTGATGAGTTCTTCTGGCTTCCTAATTACATTGAATCCGTTATGTCTGCAGAATTATGGAAAGCTAGTACAACAGCAACTACAGCTCACCAATATCGTAAGTTGCTAGATAGCTATGCTGACAAGACAGGCAGCTCTAAGGAGTTTGTATTGTGGCAAGGGCACGACTTCTCTTTCCGAGGGCTGTCTGGTGTGCATGATGCAGCAGCTTCTGGAGCAGGTCATTTGTTATCATTCTTAGGTACAGATACAATTCCAGCTATGGACTATGTGGAAGACTACTATCGTGGTAAAGAGACATTTGTTGGTGGAAGTGTACCAGCATCTGAACACTCTGTTATGTGCTTATCAGGAGCTGATAATGAAATTGAAACATTCCGTCGATTGATTCAAGACACATTCCCAATAGGTGTCGTCTCTGTTGTAAGTGACAGTTGGGACTACTGGCAAGTGATTACTGACTACTCTAAGCAACTCAAAGATGTCATTATGTCACGTCAGCCTAATGCTCTTGGCTTAAGTAAAGTAGTGTTCCGTCCTGATAGTGGCAATCCTGTGGATATTATTTGTGGGCTGCGTTACATAGCTCTTGAGGAATTCAATGTCTCTGTAAACAGCAGCAATTATTACGATATTCAGGACGAGTATGATGTTATTAAAGTTGATGATCGTTATTTCAAGTTTGACATTGACTGTGATTATGGTTACGAAGGAGAGACTTGGAATCATAGGGCAGACCTCTTAGAAGAAGTTCCAGCTCATGTTGTTAAAGGCTCAGTAGAATGTTTATGGAATATATTCGGAGGAACTACAACAGATAAAAGTTATAAGATGTTAGATAGTCATGTAGGGCTAATCTATGGAGACTCTATTACATTGGAGCGAGCTAACGAGATTATGAAGCGTCTGGAAGCTAAGGGCTTTGCCTCTGGTAATATTGTATTCGGTATTGGTTCATACACATATCAATATCAAACTCGTGATAGCTTTGGTTTTGCTATGAAGGCAACATATGGTGTTGTGAATGGAGAACCACGTAACATCTTCAAAGACCCTAAGACAGATAGTGGTGTTAAGAAATCTGCTAAGGGTTTGTTGCGTGTAGAGAAGGAAGGAGACAACTTTGTTCTTTATGATGAGCAAACTCCTGAGCAAGAGCAACAAGGAGAGATGAAGGAAGTATTCCGTGATGGGGAGCTGCTTGTAAGTCAAAGTTTAGAGGAAATTCGTAAGCGTCTTTACGGCTAACATACAATAAGGGCTGTCTGCATGAAGCCCTTTATTTAGGAGAACAAATGACATTCATAAATAATATGACAGCAGAGCAACGTGAAGAAGCTCTAGTAAAGGCAAGAGAAGCACGTAAGCAGAAGCAACTGGACATTCAAGCTAATAAGCATTTATACAAGACAAGCTATCTTGACATGGGATATTGGGAAGGACTAGCTTCTAAGTGGAAGATTAGGATGCCCTCACGAGATGAGGGTGTTTCTGTCAAGGTGCTTAGGAAGTATTTGAAGAAGGCTGGTGTGGAGGTTGAGACATTCAATGAGCACTATACGTCAATGAAATATTTTGTAGAGAACAACCCTACGTGGAGTGCGTATGCTGCAGCAGGGGTTGTGCTTGAGTTGAAGGAGGGATTGGTATGAGTAATTTACTAAAAGCTTTCAAGCAATATGACAGATGGGAGATTGTTGACAGGGATGAGAAATACCCATACCAGATGAACCACTCTAAGACATACAGGGACAAAACTACTAAGGCTAAATTTGAAGTGTACAAGGTAGGGACAGATTGTGCCATATATTACTATGGTATAGGTGTTTGTACAGACCCTGAAGTGATAGCCGATTTTGTAGAAGGTGTCTGTAAGCTTCTTGTAGACTCTAAGCTTAAGGAGTTGGAATATTTGTACGCTAACACAGGGATGCCAATAGAAACTAACATTGCACCTAGAAAGCTGTCTGTGGCTTCAAACAACTTTAATTCTAAAGTGAGTGTCTTTGACAAAGGGCATTTATTGGTGATGGTGGAAGACGACAAGTATAAATATGACAGAGATGGATTTCTGTACTATGACATGGTGTGTCGCTTCTTTCCGAATATGTGAGGAGGGACTATGAATAGTTTCAGTAATGACAAGTGGGAAGCATTTAGTAAGTTGGACAAGGACACTCAAGAATTCCTAAAGATGTCGCAGAGTATTGGTAAAGTTGTGTATTACGATGAAAGGTTAGGATGGACTTACAAGCCAGATAGTGAGTTTATGCCTTATGGAGTTTACCGAACAATACAGTAGTTTATCTAAGTAAAATCACCCTCAAAACGATTTAAATGTTGTCCTAGTATGTTTCTATGGGATGGATGTTTAAATCGTTTTCTTACGTCTAATTCCCACTATAAGACGCTTCCCAATAGCATATTAAATCCTATTAATATGCCTGTCTATACTTCCGTAAATTCTTCCCAAATTGAATTATTCTGAAAATTTAATTTTATTGTATCTTTTAAGACACATATAATTGCTATTCTGTACAGAAAATATCTATTCTGATAACATAAAGTGAGTTTGAGAGCTGAAATTTCTATGAAAATTTTTCTGACATAGCCTCTTTGTGGGAGAGTATTTTCGAGATTCTGGAAATATATCTGAGAGGGTGTCATCTTCAAAATTGGTCAGAGACGCTTCCTTCGCTTAACACGCCCTGCTACGCATGTAACGCTACACCTGTAACTTGTAAAATATCTAACACTTCCTTGAAACCCGCGCCAGTGTTACCGTTACACCTGTTTATTTCCCTTAATAGAAGCGATTCTAGGCGTTTAGAAACCTAGGTATAGGAAGACATAGGACAGCACAATATAATCGCTTGGCAGTGATTCTAATGCCTTACAATCGGTATTGTGAGTGATGTATTAGTGGTGTTATGGTAGATTGACTGGCTAGGATACTGCGACGATGTGATCTGATCGAGTGCTATTGTGATGGATTTGGTGAGAGTAGGTGCTTGCAAATTGAAAGTGTTGTGATATTGCTATTGGTTCGAAGTTTATCAATTGGTACTACCACTTTGAATTGGTCAGACCACTTTGTCCTTACTAGCTGCAAAGGTTACAATTGACCTCCAGCCTGTGGATAACTCTGTGGATAACATACAAACTCTGTGATAAGTAATGATAACCTGTGGATAAGTATACTAATGGTACTATAACCTACTCGCAACTATACCACACCACATAAAGAAAAAAGCCGCTGAGAAGCGGCTTATGATACGACACTATCATTTATGCTTATAGGTACTCTGCCATCCGCCTATCATAAGCATCTGAGCACGCCTGTATAGCATCCTGTTTGTTCCTATGCGTAGATATAAGCTCGCCTAGGAACCTTGCACAATACAGTGGCGTGACATAACCGCACCATTCTAGGTGGTATGTATACCGCTTGTCTAACTTGATTGTATTGATTGTCATGTTATACCCTTGTCATATTTAATCTTACCATAAGCACCAAGTTAGCTTTAGTCAAGTCTACTTGCTTACACTTCATTTCTTTGAAGCCTGTTGAATAGCTCCCAGTTTGAAAACAATAGAAGCCATCATCGAAGCCTGTATAAGTCCAGTCAATCGGTGCTATTGCCTTGCATACCTCTTTATGATTATCTATTGATGTTAACATTCTTATTCCTCAAAACGCAGTATAAGACAAAACTACACGATTCTGTGAGTAAGTACCATAATGCACAGAAAACCCCATAAAACACTTGTTTAACGCTTGCAAGCGTTCGTTATGTTGTGACGCTTGCCAGAACATATTACACCGTGATAAGCGCCCGTCAATTGGACACACTGCATCACTTCCCAGTGCTTCCACTAGATTACCTAGTAAATCAAGTTTGTAGAATTGTGCAAAATATTGATATTTCATGATAATGTCACCTTTATGACAGAATTAGCTGGAATCATAGCAAGCTTACAGAAAACTATCGCTTGTTCTTCACTGTTGAAGAACCGTGTGATTCCTTTGTACGGTATAGCGTAGCTCATGATAAAACCTATTTATTAGTTGTTTGAAGGAAGCCTAATTTTACACTAGGCTTTTAATTCTGTGCAAGTTATTTTGCATGCAGGCAGTTTGTATGGATTCCTTTGAAATGATCATTACTCGCTTGCAAAGGACTACTGACCACCAAAAACACTAACAACGACATAATAAAGAATGCAATCACTACAGCAGACACTACATTGAATAAATAATCTCTCATTTTGAACCCCTGTTTAATTATGCGCAAAACAGTTTTGGGAATCAAAACAATTGCGTTAAGAGAATCATCTCATAACTTAAAAGATTGTGTCAAGCATTATTTTACAACAGCCACGATTTTATTTTTAAAATACTCGAAAGTGATATTTTAGCATTCTTCAAAGTCTCAAATTTTCTGCTGCTGAATTCGTGCCAGAAATACGCATTTCCTTGTATTATTGAATGTCCCTTGTACTTGTGAAATAAAATCATTTTAACGTGCCTCCGATGCATAATTGTACATTTCCCGCTTATTCGTGTCCCGCTTCCACGTTTTGCCCTTGTAAGCCGTTTTAGATTGCTTCTCGATTGCCTCTTGTGTCTTAGGCTTACGTATTGTTTTGATTGTGTTGAAATTTGTTTGCATTATTACTTCCTTGAAATTGTAAAAGGTGCTGCGAAAGAATGTTCTGTATAGCCTAATTGTTTTGCATACTGGAATAATTCCACAAGATTAGTAAATATTGGGCTAATCGCATAAAATCCTTTTCCTTGAGAATATGCAATTTCATTTACTATAAAGTCTCCCACCTTTCCAGAATCTTTATCTGTGCATTGCACACAGTACCTGATTGAATTGATTGTCATAATAAATCCTTGTAAATTAATATTGCTTAGTTGGAGCCGTGCCACACTGCGCGCTTATCCAGTCGATAATGCCACGCTTATAAATGTGACTTTTCCATACTTTGCCAGAACTGTCTACGGCTTGCCATTTTGCAAGCGCTGTAGGGTTGTGTTGAATTGTGAATTGGATCATGTTGTTAGTCTTTCAAGTATTTTAAAATCAATTCATCAAGCTTGTTTTGATGTTCAGCAATAAGCTTTTCACATTGCAAGATTCGTTCCGGTTGTTCGTTTCTAGCCTTATATCTGGCAATTGCATCTTGATAAAGCTTTATATTCCTATCGTGCTTTTCTCGCAATTGTGACAGAATTTCTTTATTAGTCATTGGTACATCATAGACAAGTCGTGATACTAAATCACAACCTTGTGTATCGCCATCAAGATAACAGTCTAAGCGCTTGTCTTGATCAAGAGTTTTAAGATATTCGATGGCATTAGCAATTGTTAAACCATCAATTTTATCTACCCAATTTATATTAAGTGACTTTAATTTAGTGTAAGACATAAATAACCTTAAATGTAAGAATATTTCAAAGCATACCCGCCATCAAAGTCAGCGACACCGTTTCTAGTGCCATGTGATTCAGGTGTGCCATCACGCCATAAGCAGCGCCCAAGATTATAAACAACACTAAAACCCATGTCCATTCCGCAGCCAGACACCTTAAGATTGTAATTATTATCGGTATTATACCCAGCTACAACAGAAACAAGATAACTAATACTACGCAGTTCATTGTCTTTGATAATGTGAAAACTCATTTTTCTAGACATGCCAGATGATGACACAGAAACCACATTAACATAAATTTTATCATTAGGTTTTACCAGCGATAATAATTCATTTCTGCATTGTTCTTTGTAAAGCTGTTCACCTTCTTTTTTAGTAAGCTTTTTATCTTGTTTGTGATACTGTGAACTAGAAGTTGTGAAAATGCGTCCTGATTCTGTTTGCATGTAGTAAGTAGGCATAATAATTTCTTTCGTTTAATTAAAATTAGTTTTCTTCATTCGGGAACAAATCATTAGGAAGCATAAAACCTTCCGTAATTTCTTGATAAATCACTTCTAAGAGTGTATCTAAACTATCGTCATATTCTGTAATAGACAAGGCAAATTTACAATCGTGAATTTCCTTGATATTGCCAGAAAACCACGGTTTTAAATTCATAGAATCGAAACAAAACCGAATTTCTTCTAAGTCTGCAAATAGTTCTAAATCAACTAAAAGATACCCGCCATCCTTTAACTCTAATTCAAAACACGGGATTGTATTTCCTTGTATCATTGCTTGCCATTCTTGGCTTATTTTTTGAATATTGGTTTTCATATCAAATACTTTCTAAAAGAGGAACTAAAACAAAAAATACTGCAAACAATAAAATACTAGCTTGGCGCGTTGAAAAATCTTTCATAATGTATTTAATTCTTTCGCTTTGGCTTCGCAGAATTTAAAACCTGTACCAATAAAATAATACACATTCGTTTTTGTGTCTAGCACTGCCCACTTGTTTTTATACTTACATGCACGATAAACATTCATTTTATAAGATGGCATAGCTTGCATATTTTCCAGCATATCTGATTCAAACATGATATTCCCTTAATTGATTTAAACATTCTTACACTATCGCATTCAACATTCTAGCATTTCAGAGTAGCGTTTTAACGTCTAATTGATCCGCCTGACTTTTCACCCTTACTTAACTAGCTTGTCCAAAGTTTCGTAAAACCTTGTTTTGCTGCGATGGGAGAATCTTAACAGAGAATCGAAAATTCTGTCAACAACTTTCTGCAAATAACTTCAAAATAATTTGATGCTTATATATGCATGTATTTATTTTGAAGTATTTTCACAACATGCTTGCATTCTGGTTTTATATGTTTTAATATTCGTCTTGTCGTTTGTTTCCCTTCGCTGTCCGTTCTATTGACAGTCCCACAAGCTTATTATCATATTCTGAAGCTAGCTTGTGCCTCGTTTCGCCTTCCTTTGGAATTGCGCTATTAATTGCTTCCTGCACGCCATATTCAGACAAGCATTTTAAGCCATTCTGAGCCGTTTAAATGTTTTAGGCTAGTAAGTACCCTACCAAGTGTTTTAAATTGATTCTGGGGCGTTCTCGCAAGCTGTAACGGCATTCTATAACGTCCTTGAGCTGTCTAACACTTACCAACGCAATTACAAGAAAAGTCAAACGTGCTTTACATGCTTATATACGTATTTGCATCTATGCGTAAATAGTTATATACGTATATGATTATATAGTTATATGCTTATATAGTTATGTAAAGCATCCTTGACAAAGCAGGCTGAAAACGAGGAATTCATGGGGAGGGAGAATGATTACACAACTCCGAAAGTTGGCCTTAAAATTTTTTAAATTTATAAAAATATTCTCTAGAATATTCCCACACATATTACAAGCCAGATGTGACAAAGCCCTGCTTCCCATTGAAGGGAATGACAGGGCGTATAAATCTTTACAAATAGTATTTCAAACAAAAATTAACATTGCTAAAGCCAGTAATTAAGCTATCCAAGCTACGCATATTGATATGTTTGCTACCTGTTATCATATCTGAGTAATGTCCGTTAGCAAGAAAATGTTTGATAGCAGCATTCAAGAACTCCAATTCACATTTCTCAGTGAGCTTTATAACCACAGGAGAACTTTCATCTAATCTACTCACTGAAATGCTCATAATGTCTCCTTTACTTGTTGTTTAAGCTGCTTCAAAGATTCATACAACAGATCAGGGCTATTCGGAGAAACATAATTGTCTATATTAAAGTCTTCCTTAACCCACTTCTCGACATTAGTCTGTTGCGTATTGTTATTCACAATTGAATACAACTCCATAAATTCTTCTGCTGTCTCTAATGTTATCGTAATAGGCACATACTTAGGCTTCTCATTACATTGCTGAACTACTTTCATTCTGCTTCCTCCTTGAATTTAAATACATAAAACTTCCCACTATTTCTAGGACAACAAATGTTATTACCCTGTGGAGGGTTAATCACTTTAACACAGTTGTTCTCGCTCACCAATACACAGTTATGACAGAGGAAATTATCCAGATTACTCTCATACATGTTCTGAACAAGAATAACCTCCCTACCATTATAATACATCTTCTCCATATTCCCTCCTAAACAACCATGTCCATGTTATCTACCACGCCCATGATATTACTTATTTCAGTTGTGTTTACACATCATTCTTACATAAATGTTGCATATTTGCAGCATGATTATGATAGAACAATGTGTAAACGTATTTTCCTGTTCAATTACGTTTTCCAAGACAAAATCAAAATCCTATTTTCCAAGGCATTTTCAAAACATCAGGAAAACGTAATTTCCAAGGAAATCCTATTCAACAGGCTTCAGAGAACGTAAAGCATTTTCCAATTCCTTCTTAGAATACTTCTGTCCCATTAGCTCAATTGTTTCTTCTGGAATTTCAGTTTCCACAGGAATGAGTTCATAGGATTTTGTAGTCTTGATTGTAAATTCTTCTGCAGAATCAAAGATGCTACAAATTCCTTCGCCTTCCTTGTACATCCTCCAGATATATCCATTACCCTCTGTATATATCCAATCCCAAACATCCTCTTGAAACATAACTTTCTTTGCGTATTGCTCCCACCCATACCCCATAGAGAACAAAGCTTCCTGAATTTCTTTAGACTGCTCTGGAGTGTTTACACGAAATTTCATGGCTTTGAATACTGGATTTTCTTCTACAAGCTTGAAGTTCGCACTCGCATAAATATGATTACTTCCTTCAACCTTCAAGTTTAGGATTCCAATAATGTCACTAACTATGTATTCGCTATCTTTTTGCATAAAATCATAGTCAAACACCCATGTATAAGGTTCTGTGCGAACCACACGATCACCTACTTTAAATTTTATAGTCATTGTAATTCTCCTATTAGAAATAATTGTCATAAAAACTGTGAAACTCATTTGTCTGCCCTACAAGCTTCACACTCATATCATACAACAGCTCATAGCTGGGCACAGCACTTAATGCCAAATTACCCCAGTGATTCTGCACTGACGTGCTAGCATCATGATTGTATCCATTGTTGCTAAACATATCAATGACAACCTCTGTGTTAGCCATGCTACCAAAGCTAGGAATGTAGCTCTGCCAAATCTTAGCAATGTCATGGCTTGTCTTGCCATTAGCCATTTCATTCATCCAATATTGAAAGCCTTCAGCATCTGGCACTTTATTGAATGCTACGTCGTACATCGCTGTAAGAATAGCTGCATTCTTGGCTGTTGTGTCGTTAATTTGCTGTGTTGCAACTTGTTGCAAATTTGTCGTGTTATTCGTATTCATTGTAATTCTCCTTTAAAATTTATTAAAACAAAGCTTCTTCACATAATTCTGTGTCAAATATAAGTTCCTTGACAGTGGTGTAACTATAATCGTCTTTATTAGGCTTGTCAATACTGATTCTGATTAATTCTCCAAAGTCATCATATATTTTGTATGTCACTCTAAATATCTTCATGATATTTCTCACCTGTTGTTTTGTACAGTCTCAATCTTCATACTTCTCGACATAGAACTCGCTGATAGCTATTTCCTTAAGCTTTGGAAGTATCTTTGAATTAAAGCAAGTAACACAAGAGTGGATGTGCACCTTAGTGTAATGGCTGTATTCAGGATAATTAACACCTTCTTCATGTGACATCTCGACTACAGAGTAGTCAGCATACTTTACAAAATCTAGCCTGTTATTGCAAAAGTCACAAGTTGTTCCACTGCAGTATGTTTCTGTTTTCTCTGGTACTGTTCTAGTATTGAAATGTTTCATACATCCTCCTTATTCATACGATTAACAACATCAGACACCAACATAAATATCCCTTCGTTAGTGGACAGATCATACTCTACAACATTATTATGATATGTGTCAAGAACTTGTTTAGCTGTTGGAAGCGTCTTAGAAGCTTTCCAAGCAGAATATTTAGCAGCTACACGATTGTCTAAGTATGTTCCATTTGTGCTCCTGTCAATATGTGTTCCAGCTCTACGTGATGTTTCTAATATCCAATCTTCAAATCTTGACATTTGTTTCTCCTTGTTTGTTAGCGAATGAAAGAATAGTAGCTCCTCTAGTTTTGTATGTCAACATATTTCTTCTCTCCATAAAGCAAAAGAGCTACTAACCGATTAAGGCTGTAGCTCTATGTACTCTTTATTTGTATCATTTATTCTGATATAACGTACTTAAAGTAAACTGAATGCATCTTACAGTAGTATATAACCCCTGTCACTGAGAGGAACTTTAAGCAAAACTTTCCCTAGCCACTTCCTAAGAAGCAGCTTAGAGGTTTACTTATAGTCTCTCAACAACAGAACATCCCTGTCACCGATTATCACTTATAAGCAGAATGTGAGAATACACTCCATTCATTTCAGTGGCTATATGCAGCACTATTGTATTATGCTGTGCGAAGCTTCCACTTCCGAATACTATCATTGACACGTTATTAATCAACTTTGATTGATTTCGCATGTGTAATAATACCCTTCTTTCAAGCTGACACCTTGCGCACTCCCTTGGTAGATGTCTGTAATATGATTTCACATATTCCATAGAAGCCAACGTACAATTACAACCGCCCTTCTATGTAACAGACATTATAACAGTGAGATGGTGAAATTGCAAGTAGCTTAATAACAGATATCACCATAATTGATAACACGTATTAGAGATATACTTATTTCATATAACTGGAATTCCTAGAGAATTAACTCAACAAAATGCTTGACAAGGAATTTTAAATGCTTCACAATGACTACACATTAACAACGTAAGGAGAAATAAATGAAAGACATGGATTACTACGCGACACCAACAACTAAATACCCTAACAAACGAGAATATGAAACAACGTACTACTACAAAGCTGGTGTTTGTATTGCAGCTTCTGGTGTGGGTATTGTTGCTCCGACAAACTACTCAGCTAAAGAAACTGTATTAAACAAAGAAGCTTACAAGAAACACTTGAAGCAATATAACGAAGAGAAGGCAAAGCTCTACAATGAATTCAAACAAGATTTATTTGAAGAGCTTGGGATTACAAATCACCCTAAGCGTGAGAAACTGTTTGAGAAGGCTTGGGAGAATTCTCACAGTGATGGGTATTATCAAGTGTTGTTGGAAGCAACATGTCTTGTTGATTTGATTAACTAAAGGAGAACTTATGAATAACAATATGCCAGTAGTTGAAGCACAATTAGGAGAGCACATATATTTTTTCTTGCAAAGAGTGCTAGAAGAAGTTAGAACCTCGCATCGGAATGGATTTGTTGCGAAACATAATGATGTCGAGGTTGTTGTCTATCAGAATAGTACTATCCATGATATTTGTGATAAGTATGACATGCAAGTGAAGATTATACGTTTAGAACATAAATTAAAAGGAAGCTAAATGAAAGCATTCATGTGGTTCATTATTGAGCTGTGCGTAGCTATTGTGTTAAGTTTCATTATGATAGGCTTAGTGCACGGAGTATCAGAACACTTCAACGGATTCTTCCGAGGAATGTTGGCTTTGGTAGGAGCTTATTGGTTTGTTGGTAAATTAAAGGAGAAATGATATGACTTATAACAAGAACTTTGATAAGAGACGTATTAAATATGGATTCTGTCAAATACTAGATGGGATTATCACAATCCTCACAGTAGGTAAAGCTCAACCAAGTTTCTCATACAACTGGATGAGAGAAGAGCTTAAGAGAAAAGTGAAGGAAGCAGAATGATCTCAGAAGACCAACAAGACACAGAACTAAAAGCTCTGTACAATGCATATTGGCAAGGACTGCGGACATTAATTCGTAGCTCGGAAGATTTAGATTTATGTGACATTGAAAGAATTAGCTCTAACCACGACATAAATGTGTGGAAGGGTGTTATGGCTAATAGAAAGAAAGTAGCTGAGAAGGCTTTTGCGTTAGAGATTGCCGAGAGTAGATTGTTCTATTTGAATAAGGAGAAGAAATTATGAAACCATTCATAGAATTCCCTGTCCACTACAAACCTCCTTCACAAGAAATGTTTGACGAAGCCAAAGCTTTTGGAGAGGTAGTTACAACAGAGTCTGAAGGCTGGGTTGTTACGATTAGCTTCTATAAAGGAGCTTTCTATGTTCTTGATGTGGGAGTGACTAACAATGACAACTAAGCCACTACCAAACATCATCTTCTTGGATTTTGACGGAGTTATCTGTAACCCTGAGACATGCATTGCAGAAGGAGAAATTGCAGGATACAACTATCTTGACCCTGTATCATGTCGTCTTGTAAAGCGTCTCTGTGAAGAATATAATTGTCGTATTGTGATTAGTAGCTCTTGGAGAAAACTCTACGACCAATATGCACTGCAAGGAATATTAGGAGCTGCTTGTCCGTCATTAGGACATTACATGTACACAGATGATCGTTGGAAGACTCCTACTATAAATGGGGTTCCTTATGAAGAACACGGACGAGGTAAAGAAATCTTGCAGTGGATTAATAAGTATTCCTCAGAGTTTGATAACTTTGTCATTCTAGATGATGACAGTGACATGGAGCCTCTGATAGATAATTTTGTACAGACAGATGCTTTTCAGGGAATGCGGTTGAGAGATTTTATCAAGGCTGCTGAGATTTTGAAAAGAAAGCTTGACAGATAAAAATAGTTCTGCAATAATACGTTCATCAAATAATTCTTGGAGAAATTCAAATGGCTACATACTCTTACACTCGCGTAAGTACGCTGAAAGGGCAAACAACCGACAATCAAGATAAGCTGATTGCAGATGCTGGTTTTAAGATTGACAAACAGTTCTCAGATGTCGGTGTCAGTGGTACAGTAGAGGCTGGACAACGACCTGCGTTCAAGGAAATGTTAAGCATTCTCAAGCCTTCAGATTGTGTTGTCACAATTTCTATAGATCGTATGGGGCGTAGTGCTATTGATATTCTTAACACAGTAGAATTGTTCAAGTCTATGGGAGTTAAGCTGAGAGTGTTGCAGCTTGATTCTGTAGACTTGTGTAGTCCCATTGGTAAGATGCTCTTGACAATGCTTAGTGCGGTGGCGGAGCTAGAAAGAAACATGATCGCGGAGCGTGTAGTGGCTGGATTGAATAGAACTCGTGAACAAGGAACTATCGTTGGTCGCCAAATGCAACACAGCCCAGACAAAATCAAAGCAATCCTAGCAGACTTGCAAGCTGGTGTTTCTCGTATGAATGTAGCACATCGACATGGCATATCTGAGAAGACAGTAAGCACATACAAGAAGCAATATTCTTGTGCTGAGGCTTTTAAGCAATTGGAAGTTAAGTGGGAACAACTACAACGACAAATTTCTGCTAAAGCAGTGTGAAAGGGTGTTGTATGAACGAAGAACTGTATACGAAAGATGACAAGAGAGTGCTAATTGTCGGAGGAGGAGGTAGATTTAGGGGCAAGTCTCTTACCATGGAAATGATGGAAGCCTGCCTCACAGATGTTGGATACATGCCGACAACATGGAAGTTAGAGAATGGTAGTACATTTATTTTTGATGAGATGTCAAGCTATTACAACATAGAACCAGCAACAACAGAATACCCCTTGACATACTCTGATAATACACATAGAATTGAGCCTAGCAACTTGATTATGAAACTAATTGAGAGGATTTAATATGCACACAGACCGTAAAATCCTAGCAAACTTAGCTTGGAGAGTTTATAAGGCTAGACAACGAACAGCCGAAAGACGAAAAATGATTGACACAAGACATGAATTTCTTTTTCATGAAGCTGTGGCAGAATGGGTAGGAATACATAACGCATTTCAACAAGCTAAACAAATTTATTTCGACAACCAACCAAAGGACTAATATGAAAATTCCTGTCATAAACCAAGAGTTTGAAACATGGTATATTGAAAACTATAAACCAATAAGTAAATTTATTAGAAGTAGTAGTATGGACTTCTACATGAACTCTACAATTGATTTCAGTTTTCAATCGTTCAAAGCAGGTTATAAATTAAAAGAAAAGGAAACCAAATGAATTTATTTTGGAATATATTTAAACAGAAATGCATGACATCTGACGATCAATCTCACACAATTGACAATGTGTATTCTGCTAAGATTACAGCAGACAATGTGTTGGAGGACAAATTACAGGCTGCTAAGAACTATCTCGGAGACAAGCACCTTATTCACCCTAAGAATGCTGTGAAGCGCCTAAAGAAAGTAAAACATTTTTACTTGGAGAATGTATGAAAGAGTTAATTAACAACAACCACTTGAAAATGGACACTGACAAAGAATTTTCAACTCTTCGTGACCACTTTGCAGGATTGGCTATGCAAGGTATGTTATCTAATCCTAAAGAATACGAGCTAGAACAACTTGGTGAAATGGCTTATTATTTCGCAGATGAAATGTTGAAGGGGAGGGGCTAAATGAAACAAACACACTTGGATGTATTATGGTTTTGTAGTTTCAGATATTGCCTTGGGCGTATGTCATACATTGTCTCAGATTTTGAAGAAGCGTTCCTAGCTAACTTCGATGAAGTGCCAGATAAAACTAAGAAGCTCATGCTCCGAGAGCTTAAGTATGCTTTTAAGAAGGATGAAGAGGAACGTGAAGCTAACCCTGAAGCTGGATTTTATACGTTAGGACAGTGGAATGATAGAACTTCTTGGCAGAATGTTTTAAATAAATTATTAGAATGGGAAGATTATGACAATAGCTCTCTATGAGAAGTGTCTAGCTTCGCACGATTGGACACATGAGTTCTCAGATGATTACAGAATCACTCGCAAAGGACGTGAAGAACTAGCACAGCTACAACGTATGCAGAAGCTTTACGACACAGATTTCACATTGTGGAACTATTATGCTCCAGATGAATTTAAGAAAATTATTAAGAAAGGGCTTGACACATGATTTATTCTACTATATTATTCGTTGCATGGTTGTTGCAGTGTTGGGCTGTGGCAGCGATTAGTGTTGTGTTATTTGTGGCTGTGCAGACAGCTTATACGTATTTTAAGGAGAAATTATGAGCGACGAACAGGAAATGTCTGAGGAAGTCAGAAGCTTAGAACAACAGCTTGATTGTGCTACAGAGTTTTGTAGACAATATCAAATTGAGGTGGAGCAGTTGAAAGAGCGAATCAAAGAGCTAGAGAGCCAGCTAGAGCAAGAGCAAACGAAGGAAGATTTTGAAACTTGGTGTTGGAACCCATCTGTAGATTCCGTGAATTTTGACACATCGAAAAATGACGCTGGCGAATATATTGATATGCAAACAAATGGGGCA